CCCCATCAACTATAGGCTGGTATGTCTTATCCTCTATAATAATATTATTTATTATAATATAATCATTTTTAGCCTTGTTATATTTGATGTACATACCCTGTGCATGAGTCGCATCGTTCGCATCGGTCGCAATTTGAATTTGCTCTAGGATATAATCTGGTGTCTCTAAATAAGAGGTTTCGATGGGCTTTTCTTCTTTCCCTTCCCTCAAAGCCTCTTTTTGAGATTGTTTGGCTTTTTCTATAATATCACTCATAATAATTGTCTAACTGCCTCCATAAAACTTAACTTTTTAGTATCCATAAGAAACTGGATAGTGTCACCACTCCATCCACAGCCAAAACACTTGGCTTTATTGTCAGAGAATATACAAAATGAAGCGGTAGCTTCTTCGTGGAACGGGCATTTGGTGAACCATTTGTTGCCGGCCTTGCGAAATTCCGTAGAACCTAACTGTTCAAAAGGGAATTGTCTGGCACGTTCCAACTCAAAATCCTCAAACTTGGTAAGCTTTGGCAAATTTATCTCCTCCTTTGTGACCTTTGACCACAAATTAAGCCAGTAAGTAACCCACTTCTGGATAACATAGCTTTCTGAGAAAACAGCAGCCTCGTATTGTTTCAAAAAGACCCGAGTTACGGAACGAGGCTTAGACCTAAGGATAACCTTAACGATCCGTCTACGCTCCCCTGCAAGCTCGTCCAGACGGGACATGCACGATTCAAGCTTCTGTTCGATAATAGGCCTTAGATCGGCTCTAAAGACCTCAAGAGTAACATCATCGGGCAGAGTGGGCGGGTATTGGAAGTGATTAAGACTCTTACCGCGCTTGATCCAATCTCCAACGCTTAAAGCCCCACTAGAAATGGGTCCCGATTGAGGGGTTCTAGCAGGGCTTAAAAAACTGGAAATATTAACGGAACCCATATATCTAACGTACACCCATTATTTTGTAGTGTCAAGCCCCGCATATTGTGTCATTTTAGCCTCGATACACAAGATACAGCACCAATAAAATATCCCCCACCAGTCTTCACAATAGTGAGGGATATTAAAAATCCTTGAACAAGATTATTATACCTCTATACCAAAGAAAAAGCAGCCGATAAGCGAGTATGCTACGATTATCCGAAGAAACCCTCGTAACCTTGGCTCACGCAATCCCGCACTGCTTTTACCACCTGCGTCAGACCGTAGAGGCTTTTCAAGAGACCCCTACCTTTTTACTTGCTAGCCGAAAGTCGCCTAAAAAAGTTAATAGCTACTCCCATAGCCCATACTTGAGCCGCTGTGTTTACTTGTTCCAACGTCCCACCATTTTGTAGTGTAACCAAACCAATAATAACAACGGGTGAAAAGAAAATAAGACCGTTCCTAATTAAAGATTTTACATCTTCGAAATTTAAGTTCCATTGTTTACTCTGCATTTAAATCACCTCCGTCTACGTAAAACGTAGTTAACTAACCCCACCAACCACGCTACAAGGCGGTCAATCAAAGACTTAGGTGGTAATTGTCCGATAGGAACTTCTTGATAGGCTTCAGGTTGAGTAGTAGGGGTAGTCCCATCGAAAGGATTAATAGAGCTATCCATGCCTCTTGTCGTATCACCACTAGGAGCATCAATCCAAGACCCACTAGCAAAATCGCTAGAAACCACCGATTCTGTGTCCGTTCTATTCGTTGGCACTTCTTCTGGTGTAGGTATAGGCTCTGGCGTTGCTTCAGGCTGAGGCGGAGCTTCTGTGACGGGGTCTTGCGGTTTGACGGGTTCAGGTTCAATTAACTCTTTTTTTTTTGGTCTAAGCCAGCCAAGCACACCAGTATAGTTATGAGGTTGTTTGTGGCACAAAGTACCAACAGGCCAGTTTTGATCGAATGAGGTTAGCTTGTATGAGTCTGCGGTTATACAGATAGCAATGTGTCCGTATTGACCAACACCCACTCCCCAAATAACAATGTCACCTTTTTGTGGGAAATTGGTTGGTTGATTAGAAATTCTCTCGAAAGCAACTTGATTGTAGTTATTCCAAACGTCTTTTGCTCCTCTAACAGGCGAGGATTGTTTAGCTACTACGACTTCTTTAACGTACTGTCGGTAGAGATCCATGCACTGATAACCATACCAACCGTCATAGTCAACACCCTTGCCATTCCATTTGGTGATGAACGTATCAAACGTCATTTACTAGTTGTATTCCTTTTTAATTGCGTTGTCAATATCTCCCCCCAAGAATGTCTAAGTCTACTAAAATATCTTTAAGTTTAGGTGGGTTTTTTGGGGTTATGTACGGGTGGATATCCTTATCAATCCCAAACTCCCAAGTGCTTTTTGGTCTATCCAAATCCCCACGCACTGTTCCTTTGAAGAAAGTCCTACCGTCTACCGAAAGTCCAATCCCGTCTAAGAAGATTTCTCTCACAACGACCCCACATCATCACCTAATATTTCTCTACGTCTTTGGTTGATTTCTTTTAACTCTTTCATCTTCTCTCTAAACTCCAAAACGTCAACGGGTATAGGCATAGCCATTTTCAACTTATTATCTTTAATATCAAATCTGGCTTGTTTTGGTATGTGGTTTACATGCCATTTTACTTTTGCCTCCTCGCTCTCAAAGCCTAGTAGACTAGCGGGGAGAAAATCCTCAAAGCGAATATTAGGCTCACCTGATTTTGATATTCTCTGTATGCGTTTAAATTGCGATCTCTCCATTGTCATACGCCTTTTTTAATCTAATAAGTTTCTGTTCAACTGATACCTCATCCCGTATCTTTGCAAGTTCTAATCCAAATCCTTTGTCTACACAATTCTTAGCGATTTCGTTTAAGGTTTCGTAAACGTGTTCTCTATGGTTTGGTTCTAAATCCCTTCTATATGTTTCCTCAAGGACAATCTTAAACCCTTGTAACATCAAGTGGTCTTGCCCCGTGACGCTGATACGTTCCATGTCATTTGCTTGTTAAATATTGAATAATCAAAAACGTCATAATCGCACTAAGTATAGCCGAAAAAGACGGGCTTAACCATTTCCACAAATTACCAGCCGACTCGAGTTTTTTAAGACGGGCATTAACCCCAGCCCACTCATTTAACATGGTTTTAATTTCTTTAACGTCAGATTTAACTTCTTTTAAAGTTTCACCAAACTCAGTTACTCTTGTTTCTAGTATAGCCAAACGTTCTCCATCATCTTTCATTTTGGAATGTATGTAATTATGTTGTCCATGTTACTTGACTATATATATGTATTGTGGTAATATACGTCTCTTATGATAGAGGTACTTGCAGGGATCGTTGTTTTTGTCATTGTCCTAGTAGCTGTGGTAACAATTCTTGGATGTTTGGCAAGCTGGTTTGGTTGGTAGACCTTCTTTTAAAATCTATTCTTTGTAATTCTTCCAATTTTACTTGCAACTCTTGTTTACTGTCACCCACAGTTGGTGTGTACCTATTCAATAGTGCTTCTTCATTTGGTGTAAAAGCTGTTCCTGCGCGGGCTTTTGCAATTGCAGCTTTAAGATTTGAGATAATTACATTAAACCTGAGAGACTCAGGGTCTGCTTTACTGAATTTTGATTTCAGGCCTGTTAGTTTGCCTCCAACCATTCCTGTTGCAATGTCAGGATTTGCAGCAAACAGAGCGATTGCTTCTTCAACCAAATCTCCACTATCCTCCCGTGAGACTTGGGCTTCTGATTTGCTAGTGGTTTTACTTCTTTTATCTTGGTACGCAGTCTCCACATCGTACATAGCTTTCAGGTCTTTTGCTGTTGCATCATCGCCTGCTTGAACCGCTGAGCTCCACGCAGCACCTAATTGTTCTACTGTATATCCTGTTCGTGTTTCATCTTGTGATCCCGCAGGAACTTCGGGAGCAAGATTTTGACCAAGCATATCATCTGTAATTGCTCCACCCTCTAGCTTTGGTCCTGCACTTCCAAGCGTTTGCCCAAACACACTAGCAGCTGCTGGCAAGGACGTTGTTGTTCCTTGCGTGGGCAGAAGCGTGTTTAAAAGTCCTTGTGTTTTTGCGCCAGGATTTCCTTCGAAAGTCCCTTGCAGTAGTCTTGCGATGTGACCCTGCGGATCTACCTTTGCAGGAGTCTTGTTTGCAACTGCGCCTGCCTTGCGACCAACTAGGTCTTGCAATGTTTTAACTGGGCCTCTTAAAGCAGCACCAGCAGCTCCTAGTAGTGGAAAAGAAGTCTTCCCCGTAGCTTCTGGGATAAGACCTGCTGCAAGTTGCTGAAGGGCGTGTTGGTCACTATTGATCTCTCGAATTGTTTTGTCACCAGTCTCGTCAATAAGGTCTTTTAGAAGATTCCACGTTGCATATTTAACGTCCTTATGGATTGTAATTTGGTTTCCATCTTCTTTTGCTTTGTGTACATTAGAGAGAGTGTCCCCAATTCTCTTTTTGAGAGCATAAAGACTTTTTAAGTCTTTCACTTGGCTTATGAACTTAGTAACCTGAGATTTAATCTCCCTCTTTACTTCTCTATGCGTAACATTTTCATCACCAATGTCCTCGTAAAGGTCAGTTAGTCTTTGCTTGAAGTTTACTTTCTTTTGGTCAATCGCAACATTGTTTTTTGCAATCCGTGTTTCAATCGCGGTTTGCATCTTATCTGCAACTTCAGGCATTTGCTGTAGCTGATTTTGAGGGTCGCCTGTTAATCCCCATTTTTCCTTCATTTTTATTATTCCTGTTTGAGTTTTAGCCCAGTAAGGAGAGGCCGCTATTTTTGCCCTACCTACGTTTTGTCTGGTTCTACTCCCAAACGCAGCAACTTTCTCTGCAATAGAACTTTTCTTTGCAGCCTCCTTTGTGAACCCTAAGACCTTAGGAAGTAACTTTCCACCGACTACACCACCTGCTCCACCAGTTAAAATACCGCTCTCGATACTTTCCTTATTAGAGTAGGCATTAAGACCTCCTGATAGTCCACCCCTTGTTAAAAGCTGTTTAACACCCGCACCTTTACCAAAAGGAACCGCATAAGATGCTAGTCCTGCGGTTGACCTTGCAGTATCAGAGACAAGTTTGCCACGCTCAAGATCCTCAATGTTCATAAACCTAGAAGGCTTTTCTAATCGTTTCTTTTGTTGTTCTGCGGAGTCAGCTTTGCCGAATAAAGCACCAGGGTTAAGACTAATTTGATAGCCAGCCTCCCCGACACGCTTTGCTGTATCTGTAAATGGTTTAAGAAGTGACGCAACTAATCCTTTTTGTTGTGGCTGTTCTACTGTTTTAGTCTCTGGAGCTTTATTATCGACAACACTTAGTATTTCATACTCTTGGGGATTAAAGCCTCGCTCGTCTATTTGACCAGTTTGTCCTGTTTTTTTTTGTCTTACCTTTAGGATAGCCATACTATTATCTGTTATCAGGAATAAAGCCAAAAGCTTTTAAGTTCTCTTGTGCCTGTGGTCCTAAATACTTTTGGATACCGCCACCACTAGCGCCACCACCAGCTTTTGCCGCAAGGGTTTTTAGGGAGTTTGGATCAGCAGGGTTAAATGAGTAAAGGTTGTTACCAAACTCTACTGTTTTATATTCTGGGGTTGTCGGTTGAGTTTTTTGTATCTCAGCAATTTTTAGTTGCAACTCCTGTGACTTCTGATTTTGGTACATCGTCAGCGCATCTGTGATCGCCTGGTTTGCACCGTTGGCTTTGAGCTCTGCAATTGTGGTGGTAATTTTCCTAAGTTGTTCTACCTCATCGTTTACAAGATTTGCCTGAGTGTTTCCAATTCCTCTGAGTTTGTCCTCTCTCTCAAATGTAATATCTTGCTGTGCAGGATTTACTTTGTTAGTAATTGCCTCTTGGATAAAACCACTCTGAGTGTCGAAGCCTCGCTGTGCAAAGTTTGTGGTCGTGTCTTTGGTGATTCTGCCAGTAATATCACCAAGTAACTTGGCGTACCTGTCGATCATTGGTTGCTTCTCGGCTTCTAGTTGAGAACTTGCCGTAGCATACTTCTGGGAGACTTCACCGCGACTAGCCTCAAGAGAGTCAATGGCAGGTTTGACTGCTTCACTCCTTAACCGTGATTGTTCTTCTGCCAGCATCGACTGTGACATCGGCAAACCGTAGCGTTGAGCATCTCCTGGAGAGTAGCCTGTATCACCATGAGCTAAATATCTAACTGCACCACTTGATGGTTCTCCACCATACTGAGATTTTAGTATATTTCTTGCGTCTTCTTCGTTACCTGATGTTTGTCCTGGATTTAATGCCATTGTTATTTTTACACAAAAAAAGACGCACTATGCGCCCTCTATATCGCTTACTACTTAGATTTTAAAGTTTCTTAGGCCTTTGTGTCAATTTATCGAGTAAAGACTTCTTGTGCGGGTTTATTTTTAGTTGCTCAAATTCATCTTCTGTTGCCGTGGAAACGTCAATAATCTCACTTGGCATCTCAGGAGTATTCGAAATCCATAGATTGCCTGTAGAAACTGCCCGTGTTCCATCGGGGAATACATATATCTTCTTAACTCGCTCCTGTGGTTTTCTAATCTTCATGCGTCACCGCTCACAATACCGTGGTCTGTAAACTTCCATTGTGTCTCTACCCACAAATTAGCCGTTGTTCCACTTGTATTGTAAATACTTATCCGAAAGACCGAGTTTGTGCCTGTGTACCCAGGAGCATTTAGATCAAAACCACTGTGAATATTAAATTGGTTTTTAACTGGCCCGTTACCATAAAAAGGATATATCTGCATTGAGCCAACTGTTGCTGTTCCCTCGTAAACTGCTATATAGGGAATACCAAAGTTTCTATACTCCAAAGTTTGTGGCGTAAAGTTAGGGGTAATGGTTGTTGTGACAATTGCATAAGACCCTGCGGCTACTGTTCCCCCACTTGTGGCTCCACCTGATAAATCAACAAAACCATTGTCTCTTAGGGTCGCTTGAATCCTGCCTGTTTTTAGTTCATATCTGGCAAGAGATTTTATAGACGGCATATTTGAACCTACGAACCTGTTGGGCAAAGAGTTTACTCTGTTAAAATACTTATCGTAGCCGATATCAACGTAATCTTGATTCATCTGTTCATACCTTCAAATTCATAGTCACAAGAGAACCCATAGTAAGTGAACGGGGCATCTTTTGAAGATTCTGTAATCTTGATAAAAATTAGCTTCGAGCGTGTTTCTGGCGGAAAGATGAACTCAACCACACCACTCTCGGCATCTCCTAGAGGTATCCATGTTTTTGTGTTTGGATGAAAGGTGTTTTCAGCGGCAATAGACACTTGTGCACGACAGCCTGGATTGAAGAATAACCATATCTTTTTCCATCTCTTATCTTGCCCTGGAGAACCACCGTCATAAATCATCTGCATTACAGAATTTATCGGGTGTCCGTTGTCTGTTGGGGACCCATCGAATGTGTAACATTGTCCAAATGCATCACCGAAGATAAACTGTTCAACCCCATTTACATCTTTGTAGGTATTGTATGCTGTCGGGAAAAAGTTAGGGATGCTGTAGTCTCTCCACTCGTTAAGTCGAAAATCGTAAACGTGTACAGCGTTACTGATAGTCTCACGGGTCAGATCGTCAGTTAAAGTACCAACTGCGGTGTGAATGTCGTATTTGAACTGCCCACTAGGTGCAGTATCAAAAACAGCCCCTGCAATCCCTGTGTCTAGCTTGTTGTACACTTGTGGCTGGATAGGGTTGCTAATAAGTTCAGGTTTACCACCACCGAAGGCAAAGTAGCCAAGCCTGTTTATCCAAAACTTAACGCCTTCCTTCTCGACAATAGACCTGACTGACGTTGGACCAACTTTTGTAGACATATCGTTAAAGTCCTCAAAACCGTTCTGTTGGTACATAAGTCCAGAGTCTTTTGTGCTGTAGAGCCAGTCACCAACAACAAAGCTAGAGTTGATCTTGCCTTCGTTAGGAACAACTACAAAACTAGAATCATTCACCCAGTCCGTAGGTGTACCTAAGTTGGAGTAGTTCAAGTTTGAGCCTGGTACCCAAATCCTACCTTGGTACTCTGTAATATCTGGTCCTGCTGGTGCGCCTACTGTGTCTGTAAAACTCGTACCATTTGTAGAGTGTCTGGTCGTTCCGTTTGCCGAAGTTACCACCAGAGTATCAGCCGATACTGCACGGCGAACGATAGCACCGTTGGGGACTGTACCATTGCCACAGACTGTCCAAGCACCTGTACCTTGTGTTGAGTAGTAAAGAGTTGAGCCACTAGAGCGGTAGTTCCAAAACTGTGTACCGTTGTTCCTTGTCCAGTTAAAAAGAGAGTTTACCGTACCACCGTCTGGAGTACCCAAGTAAGTAGAGAACCCACCACGTTTTGTCTTTGCACCAAAAGGGTAAGGGTCAACATTGATTAGCTGGATAAACTCACCCTTTGGTTGGATTAGGGGGTTAACAACTTGGTTTAGTCCTAAGTTGTTGTAATTATTGACAAGTGGCATTTAGATCCAGTCATCGCCAGAGATGACTTCCTCCAGATGTACCATCGTCTGTGAGCTCTTGTCGCGAGGGGTAAGTTGTCTGACGAACATATCCTTTTGCCCGTAAGCGTCACTGAACTTACGATCAGCGTCTTTTGTTTTACCGTCCTTCTGGTAAGCCATCCCAAGACCATAGTCTACAAAAGAACGTGTGTAGCCTCGCATTGGCAAGGCAAGTTCATCTGTATCGTTTACCATAGGTGTACCTGTCCTATAGAAGTAAATCTTTGCTGTGCCACCACTCTCGGCTGGTTTAACATGAATAATGGTGTCACCTTCCCAATTATGATAGGGGTGTGTTGTGTTGTAGGTCTGAGTTGGCTGAAATACGTTTATGTCTTGTTTGGTTGAAAGGTAATAGTCGCTACCGTTGTAGGTAACTTCGATCTTCCTTGGTTGTTTGAAGTCTGCTGTTGTTATTGTTCCTAGTCCACTTGTACCAAATGTTACTCCAACTGTACCTATGGCGTAGTCTTCGTTGACTGCAACAAGAGAGTTGGTCATTTCTTCTTTCCACTCGTTTATCCAGTTGTCTATCTCACCGTCTTGTACGAAGTTACTATCCCATAGTTTCTCCCGCACACGATTTCTCATTTTTGCCAAAGAATAAAAGACGTGTCCTGTCGGGGTAATCCAATCACTTTCGGTTGTATTTAAAGTTAAAGCTGAATTTCTAAAGTAGGTTCGGTAAGCATCTGTTGTCGTACCGCTTGTATCATCAAAAATGGTGTGGGTGGAGTCTGCTTGGTACTCGATAGTACCGCTCGCGATTGGAGTAGCTGTACCTGCTGTACCTGCTACACTTTTTTCAAAAACAACTTGGTTGTACTTTATGCCGTAAATTGGGGTGTCTGCTGGGTGGTCAAAGTCGAGTGCGGCGACTGTGAGTGTACCTACGTTGGTTACTGTCCCAAGTACAACTTCTGTTCTATCTTCGCCTGTTTTTCCTATCTGGAACGCCCAGCCTGTAGTAAGCCCTGTGGTATTTTTAGACCGAATTATAGTTGTACCTGCTACCTCTGCACTGGCAAGATAAGTTATCGGTGCTTTTTCATGTAGATCGTTTAAATTACGGATTATTGGCATAGTTTTATTTTAGCTACCAGTATTTAGATTGTAAACCTGTTGTGCCTACATCCGCCAACGTGACATCTTGTGTCGAATCTAGTGTCGGAGTAGTTGTACCTGAAATTGTCTCTGAGTAGTCTGCGTGGATTCGGCCAACTGCACCTGCTGCCCCATCTCTATTAGCTGCTCCGCCAGTTCCCGCTGCCCCACCAGTTGCAGTTAGTAGAGTTGTTCCTAAAGTAATTGTCTGCCCCTTCAATAGAATTGAGCCTCCTGCTCCACCACCACCCGCAGAACTATTCTCATCACTATAATTATCCCCTGCCGTCCCATTACCAGTAGCTCCCCCTGTAAAAGTAATTGTTTTGGCAATTATTAAAAGTAATCCACCACCAGCTCCACCCGCTCCGTCACCTCCAGAAACTCCGTTTTTTCTTCCCCCACTTCCACCACCACCACCAAAAACTGCTAAAGTCAACCCAGCGTTCCCCGCAGCTTCTCCGCCATTACCACTAGTTTTAGCTGAACCAGCAGCACCGTTACCACCACCGCTTCCCCCTTGTTGTACTTGTGACTCTGATACAGCTCCGTGCCCACCGCTCGCACCGTTGCCGTTTGCAGAAGTGGATAATGAATTAGTAACCGCTCCACCCGCTCCAAGGGTTCCCTCTCCTTGATTACCTACGTCAGCACTGTTTAGCCCCGAATTTTTCCCTCCACGATAGCCTCTATTACTTGTACTTATATTCCCCGTAATCGTTACCGTCCCATTACAAAACAAAGCAACAATTCCTTTTGTTGTCCCATCAAAAGCCTCACCTGTTAAGGTTACGGCTGTATTTATAGTAATAGCTGAATTTTGTACTAAGCGGTAGACTTGACCTGTAGTGGCGTAAGTCTTTGTAGCGGCATAGGCCATTGTCCAATCAGTCCCACCACCAACTGAGGATATTTTGTTAAGCTCCCACGCACCTGCTCCCGAACCACCGTTTCTCGATTGGTGGATAATGACTAAATCACCTGCGGCAAAACCAGTACCTGAGCCTGCGGTTAAAGCCGTTTGTCCCTCTGTAATTGCAGCTGTAGTATTAGCGTAACCTGTGCGTGCAGAATCAGCTGTATTGGCAGAAATGGTTACAGCACCAGCAGAACCGTTGCCGTATTTCTCAGTCCAAGTAGAAGTATCATCAGAACGAAATTGTCGTTGTGCCATTTATTCAACATATCCAACAGCAGTAATACTGACATTGGAAGTGCCGTTTTGTGACCAAACTAGCGCAGAACCGCTTGTAGTTCTAAGAGGAGGGTTGATAGGAGTTAAGGCTAAACCACCATTTGCCGCAAAAGACATAGTACCTAGAATTGCAATTGTTGGAGTTCCGCTAGAAACACCAATTTGCGTAGCGTTAGTTCCGCCCGATATTACGAGCCCTGTAACGTAAATGACAGATCCTGCAACTGCGGCTTTAACTGTTCCTGTGGCTGTACCTGTACCAGTTGATATTGCTGTCCATTCGTTAGCAGGGTTAACTTCTGTACCAAGAGTTTTGGCAAATACCGTCCCTGTATTGATAGTGCCACCAGTAACAATAACTGATCCACCTGCAAGATTAGTGACTGCTCCGAGCGTGCCTGTGAAAGGTACGGATAGCCCATCTGCGCCTACATCTAACTTGACAACAGGATATTGAATCCCGCCAACATCATCGGTTCTTATCGTTACGCCAGTTCCAGGACTGACAGCAAAGTTATCGGCCATTATGGTGCATATGGGGAATTAACTGTCCCCGCTACAGTGTAAGTTAAGCCAAAAGGAAGTCCCGTGTACATACCTACTGTTTGCACATAAGGATAAAGTCTGTCTGTAAGTTCGTGCCCTAAGTCTGCGGTTTTGGGTGTAGGGCTAAAGTAGTTGATCTTAGGAGTATCTTTTTGAAAGTCTGTCTTTGGTACAACGTCATAAATCACAGGTTCATAGCCATAAGTCTTAAACTGTGCGTCTAAGTTACCTGCGTCTGACACTGACCAAGTACCATTGTTGTTTACAACAGGTTTGCCGCCAGTGTATACGTTAGATGGTGTCCAAACCATATCTTGGTAATCGTCTGCGTATAAATCTGTTGTTGTGTCCCACGGGGCTATGTAGAAAACGTACTGTGCACCTATTGTTAAGGTTTGGGGAATTGGTAGGGTGAATTTCTGAATAGCACCTGTGATCGTGGCGTTTGTAACCGTCCAAGAGTAAAGCTCTGAACCCAAAGCCTGAGTTGGAATTGAGTCAGCATCTGCTGTGGCAAGGTAGATTTTAATGCCTTTGCTACCCTTGTTGCGGTCAAACTCAATTGCAGTTAATGAACTTCTAGCAGGAGTAAACCCCATACCACGATATCGTCCACTGGCAAACTCACCAAAGCCTGCGTTGTTGCCGCCAGACGTTTGTTCTTGGTCTAAACTTTCAATCTGTTGTGCCACCTATGACCACCCTATTCCTGCGTTGATAGTCCCCGTCACTGTTGTGACTATTCCGTTTGAAAAGTTAACATTCAGTGGGTGCACTGCTGGAGCAACAACTGTAAGAAAAGGGATTGTTAACTTTAGATTCCCTGTTGCTGTTCCTGCTGTAGATTCAGAGTCATAAACTGCCAATGTTCCGTTACCCGTACCGAGTATGGCTAGTGTTCTAAGACTAACCTGTCGATTTGCAACCAAAGTAGTTGCAGCTGCGCCTATTGATGTAAAGTTATTGCCTTGTATTTGATCTGCCATGATTTCCTCCTTCCACAAAAAAAGAGAGCCCTCGGCCCTCTAGGTTCCGTTTCTTGTTTTAATTTTAAAAGATTAAGTTAAGTTTTGCAAACTGACCATGATATTGTTTAGCTGCTTGGTTGTACATCAAGGCTGCCTCAAGTATATTGCTTCATACAGGTAAGATTTCATCTTGGAGTTTTAAAATGTATGGCAACCACTTTTCCCTAAAGATTGTGTCTATGTTGAAGTTTTTAACCACGTTCTCACGACAGTCTTTTGCAACCTGTGCTGGGTTATCCATTAGCCTCAAGTACGTTTTTTGCATTGCAACAAAAATACTCATGGGGTCTGGTACTTCCCAGAAGGAAAGTGCACTTGTCCATCTGCGTGAAGCTGTGCGTGCAGCTTCTCCTGTCTTACCTTCAATAATCAACTCTGGCATTGAGTGTATATCGTGGATTACAACAGGTTTACCAATCGCTTGTGCCTCAATAATTGTCAATCCAAAGCCTTCCGTTTGGCTTGGGTGTAGTAGTGCGTCAAATGCGCTAAACCAAAGAACTGCGTCTTCCCGCGTTGAGAGGTGGGCGGCAAACAATTGATCTGCAAAGAATAGCTTTTCTAGTATCCCCAAGTGTTTAGCGTACTCTTGTATGGGGAAATTGCCTGGTGCAACTTGTTGAGTTTCGATAAACAGTCTAGCTTCGGGGTGCATATCGGCAAACATCTTAAATCCTTCCAGTGCCTCTTGGAATCCTTTTCTTGGCGGATTCTCTTTGTTGGCGGCTATCATTCCCCAAAGAAAACAATCGGTAGGTACACCAATCTTTTTTCTTGCTTCCATTTTGTCTACTGCTTTGAGTTGGTTTACGTCTACTCCTTCGTAAAACATATCTGCGACAAAACCATGCTTTAACAGTTGTTTTTGTCCAAACTTAGAGAAGGTGATAATTTTATCTGCAAAGGGAAGAACTCTAAGAGTTCCAGGAGCTGGTGGGTCTGAGTCAATCGGAAGGTAGGGTATCCACTTACAACCTATGGAATGGAGGTTATTTATCCACTGTGGGTCAACCACCCAAGCGTCTATCATTGAGATTGCTACATTAGCCCCAAAGTGTCTTGCACCATAGAACATGGTGTCTGAGCCGTGCGGATCACCAATTCCAGGGTACATTCGAAGTGTACCTTCGTCTATGCGGTAATCTATCCAATGCCCGTGAAGTCCAGCTTTTGCCGCTTGTGCTACTTGGAAGCCTTCGAGCATGAAACGTCTGATGAGCCAATCTAGCTCAACCGAATAGCCCGACTGACTAAAAATCGCGTCACCGTGGAAGATAAGTTTTAAATCACGTCTTTTGGTCATTGGAAAGTAAGAACTGAATATAGTTATGTACCTCTGGCTGAAAAAACTTCGCAAGGCCGTCAAACTTACTTGGGGAATTTCCGCCTGCGATGTGAATACAGACAATTTCTTTGTCACCGTCTATCGGCCACATATCAAACTCTGCACCTGATTTGTTTGGCAGAATGAGTTTTTTGTCCTTTAGAATAGCCTCAGAATAGTAACCTTTGGCAATAAGTCCGTGCCACTTGTTGTTTGCTTCCTTGTCCAAGAACCTGACCTTGTAGTTCCCGTAGAAACAGAGAATGTTGAGAAAATCTTGTTCGTAGAATTGGTAAGTGTTTTGTCTTTCAGGGGTACACATGGATAACCAGTGGTTTACAAATTCCTCTGACTTCATAACAACAAAACCACAGTTAACATACTCCTCTAAGCCTTTGATGTCCCAAACTTGTACGAGCTTACCCATAGATTGTTGTTGCGCTACCATCTCGCGAGGATTGCCGTTCTGTACTACTGCAACGTCAAAATCGCCCTCCCAAACGTGGCTGATGTCTCCTGTGATTATCATGTCAGAGTCGAGTCTGACTACGCAGTCGTACTGTTTGATGAGATCAGCGGCAAACCAAGGGGTCATGTACAACATCTCGCGTGGAGTACCACCTTTTTGGGCAAACTCCTTTTGCGTCATTAGAATTATGTCGGCTTTCTTTTCGATATTGGGGTTGGTCTTTTTGAGGGAGTTGAGCATTTTAACGGAGTAATTGTAGTAAGTGTCTCCAATGCCAGTTACAAGTATTGCTAGAGGTTTTTTCTTTATAACGGTCATAAAATATGGGCATCACCGAGGATGATACCCATAATTTTAAGTACTTAGTCCTCGGCTAAGTCATCGTAACAAACTTATGCTAATTGCGTCAATCCAGCATTTAGATTTTCACTTGATGAGTCATAAGTTGACTTATAGAGCACTGTGTAAACAGTTGTACCTGTTACATTGGTCGGCGCTCTAAAGGCGTGAGTTGCTGCATCAACAAAGGCTGAGATCGTACCGTTATTTACGGCTGATCCACCTGTTAGTATTCCTGCTGATGAAGTGAACATAATCACGTCAGATGCTTTTTGGATTTTATCGGGTAAACCAAACTTAGCGGTTGTACCTGTTGTACCAAACTGTATGAGCGGAGTTCCTGGTCCAAGTTGAGAACCAAAGGTGAAAGAACCACTTGTAATTCGAGCAAAGATTTTAGTCCCTGCTGTAGTACCTGCTGTACCTACTCCTGTAGCTTGACCTATTGTTTCAGTAATTACCTGACCAAATTGGTCTCTGCCATTTATCGTGGCACTTCCGCCTCCACCTGTACCTGTACCAATGTAGTTTAATGCTAAACTTCTTGGGTAATCAGCCACGGGCAAAGTAACAGTAATTGTCGAAACTGCATTAGTTCCTGCTGCTGGTGCTGTACCAACAGTAGTATTGAGTGCAGGTAAGATAACCTTGTACTGTCTGTACCAGTCGGTCTCATCAGGCGCAACTTTATTGTCTGCGTATGCTATATCTGGGTGATAATTTTTTAATCCTGACATATTTGTATTAGAGGGGTTCTTAACCCTCTATTTTTTACTTCACCTCCTTCTGTTTTTTAAATTCTCTAATTAACATAGTTCTTTGTTTTGGGCTTATCCCAGCCCTATTGCACATCTGTCTAAAAGACGCACGCTTTTTATATGTCCTCGGCTGTCTACGTGGCACATCATTGTCCTAAATCTGCGCTACTGTACTGGCCTGACATAAGCTTCCTTTTGATTTCTTCTCCTCTGAGTCTTCCTAGTTCTTTCTTGCCGTAATACGCCAAAGCAGCCTCGCGTGGTGAATTCCCTTTAGAACCACCCTTCAGAAGGCTTTGTAAGAAATAACTTGCGGCATCAGCACGTTCCTCTACCATTTCTGAGTACTGTTTTTCTTTCTTTGCCTGTAACTTGTCGTTGTCTCTTATCGTTTCGTTGATGATCGCCATGTTTTTCTCAGCAGAAAAGCCAGGATCACCGTCTGGTTTTTCTATCATATACTTGTAGTCCCTTGGACTAATCACTGAGTCGTTCACGTTCATGCGAGGGTGTGAGACTCGAACTCACTCACCTGCCTGTACCCTCTACGGTAGTTTGGTGAGGTGCTTGCTAACTTATTGATTCGTGTCGCATTGCCTCTCAAGATGCCAAACTTACCAAAGCATCTAATCCGTCTTCTGTGTTTCCCTAGCATTTGCCGCTGGTGCCAAACACATAACATTTGCATACCAAACCAAAACGGCCTGGAAAGTTAGTGTGTTTTGAAGTCTTAGAAGTGCATCCTGCCCTTCTTCAACCCAGTTCATGTCAGAAATTTGACATAGAGTCCAAGTATCAAGATTAAGAATAATCATTTCTCCATCTGGAACCTGGTAGTCAAGAAATACTCCGACCTGTCCTGCGCCTGCTGCAAAGTCAAGACCTGTCCATCCACCTGTCAGCTCGGTTCTATTAACCTCACGCCTCATTGCGGTAAGAAGTTGTCCGTACTTTTTGTACAGAGTCTTGTTAACGAATATTGCGTAACGATCGCCGTCTCTGGCGTATTTCCTAGCTGCGATGTAAGCAAGTTCCATACGATCAAGAGAGAGAGCTTCTGCGGCAGAGCCGAACTGTGGAGTCCAGCCTTCCGTGTTTCTCGCTACCCCTGCGTATGTACTAGCACCTGTAGTAGATGAAAGAGCATCTCGGATACCGTTCATTTGAGCGGAACCTATGCCCTGACCTGATCCATCAAGAATTGAAACTACATCGTTAGCCGCTGATGCGACTATGCCCGTAAAGTTAACAGTACCTGATGCGGTAGCGCCCGCAGGAGAAACAGATGAGATTGTCCCAAGTGCTGCTGCGTTTGTACCTACACCTACGATCATGCCTTTGTACAGGTATTCTGCTGCATCAAGGTCACGATTGACCGTACCGTAGTAATCTACTGCACGACCGTCATCTGCTGATGCAGAATCGAGTGCCTTTAATGTAACTGATGTTCCTGAAGCTGATCCTGCAACCTGACCTACAATTCCCGATGCGTCACCGTAGAATTGGCGGTTCAAGTCTCGACCAAAGTCGTCTACTAGAGTTTTTGCTTGCTCAACAAAAGCCTGTTTGATTGCCATTCGATCACCTTGGGTAGAATCCATTACCAGTTTACTGATATTGAAAGCCCCAGTGTGTTGTTTGACCGTAACAGAGCCTCTTGTGAAAGTTGCGCCATCTGAAGCGTTGATGTTATTACCATCGTTTGCGAGAGTGGTAATTCCACCATGTCTTGAAGTTCGAAGTGCGGCTTGGAACGCGTTATTAATCGGTTGCACGCCAGCATTTCTTTTCAATTGATTCAAAGCGATTTTCTGCGTTGGAAAGTTGTCTTGGATAAGAGGTAATACTATCTCTTTCAAAACAGCTGTGTAATTACTTTGTAACATTGCCATAAAATTTAATTCACCATCCTTTCAACCCCAGATTTAAGCTTACGCTTAGGGTCTTACTGATTCCTATTAAATATGTCGTCCATGAGCGCATCTGCATTGTCATATGTCGGCCTAACTGCCTGTGGAGCTTTTGAGCCAGCAGTTGACGTAGACTCTGTAGCCATTCCTGGCTTCTTTGCCTTTTCAATTTGCTTTTCTTTCCACTCGTCAATTTGGTCTTCATATTTCAACTTAAATGCAGTCTCAGGGCTTCTAATCCCCTCTGCACCCATAAAATTCAACAACTCATCTTCGTTTGTGTTGATGCCATATTTCTCTTTGGCATCAGCTATAACGCCTTTGGTAGTTGCAAGAGTATCTCTTGCTCCTAGCCGTCTGTCGATGTAGCTGTCAACATCTTCGCTTAGAACTGCTCCGTACTCACGAAGCTCCTTTCGGATTTGTTCTTTTTTCTCCGCTGGTGTAAGGTCAACACCTTCTTCGATTTTGGTGTTAGTCTTTACACTTTTGAGACTGTCGTTTTCTTTTTCAAGTTCCGTCAGTCTCTGAGTTGTTTTAATGTACTCAGGATAAATCCTGTCTAATGGTCGGTTTTGTTCTGTCTGCACTTTTTGTGCGAACTCCCCAAGACCTACCAATACGTTTAGTTCATCCTGCGTGTACTCTTTGTCTCCAACTTTCGTTTTTTCAACTGTTTCTTCTGTGTCATCTGTTGTTTCCTCGGTTGGTTTATTGTAAAAATCATTCATTCTGTATCACCTCCTTGCTATGCAGGCCGTTGCCTGGTAGTAAAGTTTTTGCTCACAAAAAAGAGAGCCCTGCGGCCCTCTATTTCCGTTTCTACTAAATTTTAAGGTTAAGTCGCCCTTCTTGTCAACTTATCCCACTCCCAACAAATTTAAACGGGGGAGAAAACTTGATATAACAACTCCATTATCGGTAAAAGCGTTCCCTGTACCTACCGCCAGAAATGAAGCAGAGTTTTGTACTTTAGTATTTGGAGTAAAGTCTGTGGTAATTTTTACCATAGGTAAATTATACCATTTTAACTACCAACACCAAGAAGAGTTAGGTAAGGCTTAGAAGTTGCTCCTGCTGCTACTGTTGGCGTTATTATTACTAAATTTATACTTGGATAGATTTGGGCTGTTACGGCAGTGGAAGTATTGTTTACAACTCCAAGTTGTCTATCTCGATAATTTATTTGCTTGATTCCGCTAGCCATTAGATTTTGTTAATTCTCTCTAATTGTAAAACGTGTTCAGCGTCTCTGGCTGTTGCAACGTGTTCCTTGTGTCTTAGACGGACTGTCTCCCCTTTAAAGATAATAAACGGGATACGAAAATTATGGTGAACCATTGATTGAACAAAACCTGTCAAAGCCCCTGGACTTGCAATTCTAGCTTGAGTGATCTCATTACCTGCTGTGCCAGTAGCGACCTCGACTATCTTATGAGAAGCAGTCGTGGCGTTCGGGTCAGAGACTAGTCCTGTGACGAGGTAGTCGTTATCAGCGGTGGCAGCCCCATTAATATTTACAGTTACATAAGAACCATAAGTCGCTGCTGTAGCAGAACAAGTTGTTACTACATAGTCACTAATTTCAGAGTGAAATTCTCCAACTCCTCGGATGTACTCGTCCCAATTAATCAGTTGTCGGGATAAAGCCAACTGAGCTGGATCATAAGCCACTCCATAGACCGCTGACTGTCTACCAACGGCACTCGCATCGTGGTGTTGGTTACGAAATGAAAGACGAGTTGAAGCGGGAAGTAGAAGCGGGGCACAGGCTTTAAAAAAGGAACCAGTAGCTCCTGCTTCAACACTTGTTACCCCATCTGTATTACCACTGACCGAAATACTGGCACTATTAGCAAATATTAGCTCCTGAATGTTAACTTCCGAAGCCGCAGCTCCTGTAGCAAGTTCAACTTTAGTTAATCTCTGAAACAGAGCGAAGCCATTAGCCGTGGCTGTGGCTAAAGCTCTATGCCAAGAAAAAACACCAACCAGGACTAGGGGAAGGGTACCAAACTCGGTAGTACTACAAATTTCAGCATAAGCAGAGTTAGTATCGGCAGCGGCATTAGCACTTGCTATTCCTGGAGTCATTCCTGTACCTGTTCCCGCATCGGGCAGGATCAACTCTGGGGAGTTACGTCTAACAGGTAGCATAAGCCCACCAGTAATACCTGCTTTAATCTTTCAACTCCTCGCCTTCAATCCAAACTTTTAGAGTAGTCGCTGTATCCGACCCCATTTCTATCTTATCGCCTGCATCTAAATATCCTATTATATCGACTCGGTAAGGTTTGTAGTCAGGGGAGACAGGGAAAGAAGCAATTTGAGCGGCTGAACCGCCAGAGGGAGTTATTTGGACATTAAACTTAGCCCCGACTGTACCGTAATTGACCACCCACAATCCAGTGATATGAACACCAGCTTCAGAAGCAGGAGCGGTAAAGGATACACCCGTAGCTGACGTTGTTAAAATAGTAACGTCTAATAGGACTTTTGGATCTAATATTGATGGTGTTAAGCCTGCTGCCATTTAATTTATCTCTTTTTTTAAATTATACATTAAACTTCATTCCAATATTGCAGTGTGATAAAAGCCGTACCTGCATTTACAAAATGGTAAGTTATTTCGGAATTAGCTGCTGTTTCATGCGGTGGCGAGAAAATTCTTGCAATACCTCCACTTGGCACAAATGCTCCACCTGTCAAGACACTTAGACCTGTTATTGCAGTTCCAACTAATATTCTTACATCGGGAGTGCCTGTCTGACAAACAATCGAACAGCCCGCCACCATAATTTCAGTTCCTACACCTGATGCCGTAACTAAAGTTCCAAAAGTTGATCCTGCTGCTGTTGCAAGTGTACCAAAGGTCGAACCAATGTTAACTGGTCGCCAGTTTTCCCTTACTGTACCTGCGGTTACTACGATACTGCCTGTAGTAACCCTAGCTACGGAGATTGTACCTTCTACGTTTTGTGAGGATTCGGTCTGATCTGCCATAGATCAATTATATACTAAGTAACGATTTCGTCCCAAAAGCCTGTAGCGTAGACATCGGCAGAGAGTGAATTGTCCATATTTGTAATTTTGGCTTGGAATTTAGCGGTTCCGTTACTGGCAATTATGAAAAAGTTATCTTCAGGAGAATCAAATCTTTCTGTTGGGTAAGCTGCCGAAGTAAACAATACACCTGCTATTACTGTACCTGTGGCATCGTCAGTGACACTTTCAATTGATGCTTTAATCGGAACCGAAGAAGAAACAATTACCTGATGAAGTTGTCCTGTTCTTGCAGCGGTGATTGCAGTAAATGCTAAAGTTGCCGAACCTGCTGCTGCCAGTGCTACAGATGTCTGGAAATTAGTTTTAGGGCTCGTAGCACCTCCGCCAGGGTTAGAAACAGTGACTGTGCCACCGTTGAGGTTTAATATCGTTCCGATTGTAGCTACGTTGGTTAGTGACCCTGTAGTGAGAGTTCCTGAGGCCTGTACCATCGTTCCTGCGGTTACAATGACACTTCCTGCCGTAACAACAACTGATCCTGCGTTAAGGTTTGAGATTGTTCCAACAGTAGCCAGATTGGTTAGCGAGCCTGTGGTTACAGTACCTGAGTTTAAGACAACCGAACCTGCATTAAATGTTCCAGATGCAAAGTTAGTTAAAGTTCCGCCTTCTAAGCGAGTAACTGTGCCTAGTTGGATATTGGCACTAACGTCACCTGCGGTTTTAGTTTTTACTGGTAATGGTGTGTAATTGTCAGCCATGAAACAAAAAAAAGACAGCTTAGTGCCGTCTCATTCACTTTCGTAAATATATTTTAAATCTTAATGTGGTCTTTGTCAATTTGTGCCTGTAATTTAGATATATTCTCCTCTAGGCCTGTGATTTCTTTGTCTGTAGCTTTGATATTTTCTGCTATTCGCACCTTTTCTTCCTCGATCTCCAAAAGTCTCAAGTTTTGTCGTTGAATAGTCAGTTTAAACTCGTCACGGGTAACTTCCGTTTGTTTTAACCCTATATGTAGATTTGGTTTAATATCACTCACCGATGATGGCTCCTTCGTAATTTACCGTAGTACCATTCTCATTATCTACCTTTAGAAAAAGATTCGTCGATGAGGGGATTGTCTCTGGGCTAGGTAAAATTATTTGTGCTGCTTTATCGGCAATTGATGTCCTGTAAGAATATTTAGTAGTCCCTGCACCTATTTGAAGATAATAATACCCCTGTCCTTCTCCATTTGCTATAAAACCTTTTAGTTTAAAACCTGCTGGTGTTATATAGCTGACAATTGTGCCTGTTGCACCATCTAATATCGAACCTGTAGTTCCGAAGGTATTTATTGCGGCTGCTGTTGTGGTTGTGGTTGTACCAGCTGGACCGAGGTTGTAGACGTACTGTGCGCCTGTTGCGGGATCTGCACGTCCAAGAATGATGTCAGCATCACTATTGGCTAGTGCCGTGCCCGTTGAACCAGCTACAAAGAGTTGTGCGGGAGTTCTATTCCTTGCGTATCGCTCATCTTGACTAGCCACACTACTTTACCTTCTTTACGTTTTTTTGTTGCTGGTTAACAGTTGGAGCTTTGACAGGCTCAGGTTGTTGCTCTACTTGTACTCTGCGGCCAATGTGCATGACAATATCTGGGTGTTTTTCCTCACCGTCTGAAAAAACAGTAGATGCTAGTCCTTTCTGCGCTAGGTAGAAATTAAGATCGTCTGAGATATCCCAGACAGTATTCCATCCAGTCTCGTCAGTATCAAAAGTCCATGTGCAGTTAAGAACTCTTTTCACTTGTTGCTCCCTTTACTTTGGCTGCGGCTGCCGCTTGTTTCTTTTTGAGTTCGATCTGGGCATTTGACTGTTCTTCTTTTATTATCATGTCCTGTCTTGCTTGTGTTTTTTTGATATCAAGCTCTGTGTCGACCTTCTCGTCCACGTTCTGGATTTCCTGTCTTAGTTTTTGCATCTCCAGTTCGTGTTTCTCCTGTTTTTGTCGCATTTCCTCTTGTTTGGCTTGAATTTCGATCTCTACCATTGGATCTGTAGGTTTACCATCAACCAAACCAGTGTCATTTAGAACTTCTAGGGTAGCCATCTTGCCTTCGTCCACTCTTTGCTGTTCGTCTGGAAGTACTCCACTACCTTGGAGGTCTTTGACAACCTCAAGGAGAGCAACTTTCATCTTTTCCATGTCTCCATCTGATATTGGTGCTGGATTTTCCAGTTGATCCATCAATTCTGCCGTTGCACCGAACTGGAAAGTCTCAAGAGTCCTTTGAATGATGGTTTTTACCGCTGCTGGTGGGATTAGACCCTTTTCTGATAGTGGTAGTAAGAACTCTGAGATAAGTTTGAGCATATTCTCTCGTTTCCCAGCTTTTGTGTAGCCCAGACCAGCTTCAATCTCGATATCCACTCTACTTTCTGCCGAAATTGGGATAGTGTCACCCTCAACAGGTACTCCAAGCCTCTTTCGCTCTGCCATTGCGCGTTTTCCTGCGATATTGAAGTATTGTGGCTCTCCTCGCTCAAGATATTGGACACTTTGTGGGTTAACGAAGTGTTCATCTGCTATTTGCAGGAAAAGTTGGGTGATATTCTTGACAAGTTTCTTGGTTCTTCGCTGTGCAACTGCAAGAGAGGCATACTCACTCTCTTTTATTGACTCAATGGCTGCATTTGAACGTGTACCTTTGGGTATTTTACCCATAGAGGAGGTTGTAACGCCTTGTTCTTCAATAAAGTTGGTCAAAAGTTCCATAAAGTTGAAGACAAAGCCTGGAATTGGCTGAATGTTACCCTGTGTTGGTGGTGTTGAGAGATATTCGTAGACTACTCCACCTGCGATGTTGGTTGGTTTGAACTGTTCCCCTTGTTTCTTCATCCAGAAGCCTGTAACCATCGTGTTTATGTACCGCTCGACTCTGGAGGTTACAACGTCAAGGGATTTGTTGGCTGGTATGAAGCGTTCGATTAGGGGAACTTGGTAAAGTGCTCCAGGTTCGAAGCGGAACTCTGCGAAGGGATACTTGTAAATGTCGAGATATTCGTCAAAAAGCCAGATGTTACCTGCGACAAACGCGTGTCTGATTACACAGTCACCATCTTTGCGCTTCGAAAGTAGTTCGGGGTTCATTGAGCGGATACGTTCCCTGTTCTCATCGTTGAGGTATTCTTTAATGAACGCTTCCTTTTGGATTACTGTAGCAACAAGATCAGGGTTGTTTGGTATTCCTTGTTTGGCTCGCAGGTAAGCTTCTTTGATTTCTGAGGAAGCTAGTTTATTGTCAGGTGAGAGTTTGGCAAGCTGGGTTTTGTCAAAGAGCTCGTTGGCTTTGATCTCTGAGATTGTCTTAGGGTGGGCTTTTATTAGAAAAGGTGAGTCGTCTAGTTCTTGAACATCACCTTTAACCAGAATGTCAAAAGCGTCATAGACTTGCGTTCGGATGGCTTCTTTGACGGCATCAGGCCAGATTTGCATATAAGAGATGCCGTGTTTGGCAGCTAGCATTATCATCAAGGCAATGTTCTCTGATACCTCTTGTTTTTTAAATTCTTCTGCTACCCAGTGGCCTTGGAGTTGGGCAACTCTTTTGTTCTCGTCTTTTGCTTTTTTTAGTTCTGGGTTCTCCACCATTCGTGGAGGTTGGTTAGGATCTTGGGGTTGGTTAGGATCTTGTGGTGCAGGAACTGGTGGGAACGCTGCAAAGTTGATCGCCTCTGGGTAAACTACTGGTGTAGGGTCGTTTAGAATTAGAAGGTTGGTTACACCTCTGATTTGTTTACTAGCTTTGGGGATTGCCCGCATAGGAGAGTAAAGTGACGCAGAGTCTGAGAGGTCTACTATTTTGTTGGTTGAGCGTGAAAGATAACGGAAGTGATAACCATCATCAAAGAAGTTGTTGTCGTACCATCTGCGTTCCCAGCCACGTCTGGCGGAGACGGCATAGGACATCACCTCATCCACTGTTTGACCAATGTTTTCGGTTTTTACTCTTGATGTTTGGAAGCTGTTATCGTTTGCCATTGTCTTTTTACCTCGGCCCTCTATTTCCGATAACTGTTTTTATTTTAGGGATTTACGATTTTATTTGCAAATTCTTCATCGGTTAGAGCGTTGAGTGCTGTAAGGTCTTCTTCGATATCTGTTTGAGGTTCGACCTTTATCTTTTCTGTTTTGTCTGAAAACTCATGGTTTAGAAACTCTTGGGAGTTTTTTGCAATTAGAGCGTTTATTGTCTTGCTTTTTTCTTTACTCTCAAGGTGAAGATGGTACGCAAAAAGGAGAAGCGTTGCTATGTTGGTCACGGCAAGAATGGCAAGTGCGTAGTTCATCTGAATAAGAACCTCGATTTGTAGTAAGCCTCATATGGGTTAGGTAGAATAAAGTAGTCAAAGTTGTACATGACAGCTTCTGGGCTGTGCAGGAATTTCCATTTCTTCTCTATTATATGTATATCTATGGGGACACCTTCATGTTCGAAAGAGATTAGTCGTTGGTCGTCTGGGTCAAACGTGAAAGTATCAGAATTTCCACGTTCGCACTTGTCACGCATATAGTTAATAAGGGTGGACATTGTTGAATAGCTTAGGTATTTCTTTTGAAGACCGATGGAGATTCTGTCGCCTGAGAGGAGCCTGCCGTCTCTTATGGCTTTGCCAGTTTCTTTGATGGGCATACACTCAATAGCACAACTCTCAAAAAGATCAAATGCTTCTCGTAGTGCAGTGTTTAGTTTTTCTAGTGGTAGATCAATAGGTGGGATCTGCCCACTCGGCGAACTCGTTGGCTTCTCTATCTTGACTTCCATGTTCCATATCCATGATAAGACGTTGCTTGTATCTTTGCAAGCGATTAAGTTCAACTTCTTTGGGAGGTCGGACGGTTTCGTTGAGCTCGGAGACTGCCAGGGCGAGGCTGATGACAATGTCGTCATGGAGTCCGCTGGGAGCATTGTATCTGATCTTTCCTGTTGGGCCGATGGTGTAGGCAAAGTTCTCCAGTTCGAAGATAGTTTCTTCTATAGGTAGGATTTTAAAACGTCTCTGTTCTATCCATATGCTCAGTTTTTCTATCAGGTCTTTCTTGGACATCTCCGTTATTTTGAACGGTGTGACTGCAACGCCAGCTCTTGCAAGGTCATCTACTATCGGGTCGCCTATGCCTGTTGCGTCTGTTACGCAGACTGCATTGTTGTACCACTTGGCAGTTTCAATGACCTTCATCTTTTGGAACGGCCAGTCTAGCTTGTTGAAGCGGTCTTGGTACACTTGGCAGTTTGTTTGACGGTCAAATACTGTGATGACCGTGTAGTCTTGGTGCTTGGCAAGATCAAGCCCCATAACGTAGTTCTTATCCTGTACAGGGCGTTGGGGTTTACTGGTTGCAACATCTCGGACTCCTCGGAAGACTTGTCCGACACCTTCTAGCCATGCACATTCGTATTCTTGGTTGTAAAACTCTTGGCTGATTGATGTGTTTCTGGCTTCCTCAAGGTTGGAAGCGGAGATTATGCCAGAGGTAGAAGCTTTGAGAAACCAGCTTGCCCATTCTTGGAATTGTTCTGTGTGCTGTCCACGGTTGTAGAAATCAAAAAGGTGGTTCTTGCCAGCTGGTGTACCAATAAACCAAGCCCAACCATTGTTAGCTCGCAGGATAGGTTCAACTACCTGCCAGGCTTCGAGTTTTTGTTTCTGGAACTCGTCAAATACTACACCGACTGGTCCTGCACCTCTGAGGTGGTCAGGATCGTCTGCGCCTTTTAGACGGATGACAGAACCGTTGGTTAGGGTGACTGAGAGTTCTTGCTCGTTTCTTTTTAAGATGATCTGCTCTGGAAGGAAGTTAAAAAGCATGATCGGATCAATCCAGAGAGATTCCTTGGCTAGGGAATAGGTAGGAAAGATATGCCAGTAGACACCACGGCGGATTAAGGCCTGTCGGATAATCTCGGTTATTGCGGTGCTAGTCTTTCTCGCGCGTCGGTGCCAGACAAGAACCTTAAAACGATGAGTATCGTAGATAACCTGTGTCTGGTGCGGCATAAGGTTCTCTGGAGGGAACTTAATCTCAGGAAGAACTTGTGGCATCCACTAGAGTATATCAGAGCTGTGAACCTTCATGGTTGTCCTGGTAGTGCTGTTTGTATTGTGTCTCTGGCATAGATTGTTTGCAGAATTGACAGGTAGTGTTTGCTATCCACTTGTTGGCAGGAGGTGGTTGGCTTATAGTAGTTGGTGTAGGTTCTGTTGTTTTTTTTATAAATGCTCGTATCCATGAACGGAGGGTGTGGGCAATAGAGTCTCCTTTAAAGTTAACAAGTGCAGTAAATTCATCGTGTAGTTCTTTTGGTAATTCGAAGTGGATATGGCTCATGTACCAATATTGTACCAAAGCTGTACCGTAGGCACAAGTAGTGTTTTTTTGTGGAAGTACGCATACCATTGGGAATGATTGAGTTGGTCTTCGCGGCTGATTGGTCTAGGTAGGGGGTAGGCGTGGGTAGGTAAAAAATATACTATACAATAACAAACAAAAGAGTACCGTCCCATAGTGTGTAACGTAGGTACGTTTTCTTTTTTTTTTGTACGTGGGTACGTTTTTTTTGTACGTGGAACAAGCTTAAGGTACACCCAAAAAAAAACCCCGTACGTCATCATTGTCCATGGGACTCCTAGACTTACTATGGGATATGGCATACTGTAGAGTGAGGCACGCTTGCTGTACGCTATGGGGTGGGGTGTGCTAGTCCGAGTCAACCGTTGTAGCCTCAACGTGGGGTATGTAGCCACCGCCAGTTACGCTAATGCGCACGTCGTGTTTGCCGTTTATGTTCAACTGTGCCTTTGGTGCGTACTCGTTGGGGTGTTGACGTTCGAGTAGCCAGCTACTAGCTTTCCAGTCAACCTTTGCGAAATTGTCGATATTAGCCACGTGTTTTGCCTTAAACCCAACATACGCCCTATCAACCTGCGAGGCGTACAATGGGTGCTTCCGTATATATCGTAATAGCGTATCAACGTGTATACCAACTAAACTGCTAGCGTCTTTGGGGGTCATTCCCTTGCTTATACACTCTAGTAGTTTTGCACACACTTGAGGGGTCATTTTGGTCGCGTGTTGTTGGACTAGTCGTCTATACAGTGACAAACTAGCAGGGTCTGTAGCTTCTGTTTCTTGCGCAATGGGTACGGTCATAGGCATATTTTAACATAATGACTACAAAACGTGGCGTTGAGTGCCATTCTAAAGGCTTAAAATCAAGCAAGTGATACAATGGGTCACCGTACAACTGTATGTTTTACAAGTATAAACGACACTATGTTTGTGCTTGACAACCATACAGTTATATGGTACATTTAATCAGTAAGTAAGGGTTATTGCATAGCACACAAAACATAACCGCTTATTAGTCAATGACCCGTTACTTATATAAATATAACATGAAACTACAAGAAGCAATGCAAAAATGGCAAGCAAGCGGACGGCTAGCGTTTTACTACCCTCGTAAGCATACAGTAAGTTTAAATGGTGGTCGACAAATGAGCGAAACGAAAGCTCTAATATATTTAACAAAATGGTTTAACGATCTACGACCTTGCTATTGTGACTATGTATTCCATGCACAAGGTTGTTAACATGACAACAATTGAAGAATTAAAAAATAGAATAGAAAAACTATATTTTCAATGGTCTGAAAGTGGCCTAAACGAATATCAGAAACTAACGCTAAAACATTTAGAAGCTGAATATAGACTATTACAGAAGGAGGTGCATAAATAACATGACAATAGACAAAACACAGTTGACAATAAATGTTTATAACAGGCTTAAGCCAATAAGCAGGAAAATAAGCGCTTTAGATTGTAAATCATGCAATGGTGAAATATCAGAGCAAGATTATGATATTAAGACTGATAAACTACTTGTGGAAGCCAAAAAGTTGGCTAGTGATTTGGGTTTGAAAGTCTACCACCAAAGCGATCCGAGAGGTTGTAGTTTGTACCTAGTTGCTAAAACTATGAACGGCACTAACTATAACAGAGGCATTGCGGTTATCTAATAGCTTTTGAGTAGTTGGCAAGCCACTCTTGCCACTACTATTAAATCTATTAACTCGGTAGCTTAGAGCAAGCTTAATTGGAGATATGCCGACCAGTGACGCAAAAATACGGCCAAGTTCTTAGATCTAGTAAGGTACATTCGATATACACGCTTCAGTGCGTACACGTTGGATCAATGCCTTGCTAGATATAAATATAAATGAAAGGTGGTGAGATATAAATGCAAGATAATACAAGAGCAGAAGTTTTTACAATCAAAGACGTGCAAGAGGGTTTTACCTGTAAACAGTGCCGAGAGCAAGTTGATTTAATGGTAGCATTCACGGAATATCAAATTTGCGGTAAGTGCACACGCAAGAATCACAAACAAGCTATAAGTGTTTAACGCTTTTGAGGGTTAGTAACTAGCTTGCTAACCCTATTGAAGCCTTAAATAGGCGGGATGGAGGTGAGAATTATGACAAAATATACAGTAAATGTTGATCTAGTAATTGAGGCCAAGAACGAGGCAGAAGCCAAAAAAATAGGCTTTGAGATCATGGACGAAGCCGAACACGATCAACTTGATGATTATTACTTACACCACGTTGATCTTACTTAACGCTTTTGAGCGTACCCTATGTTCGACCACAAAAGCATTTGAGCATAGGGGCGCTGATGAGGTTTTAAATACTGTAGAGGTGTAAAAAACAAGAGGTTATATATAACCTTGCAAGGGTCATTCACTAGCGATAGTGGGTGGCTCTTGTTTTTTGTGGTCAAGGCTAGCATGGTAGAATATCAGATTATGAAGCTAAAAAACGAACCGCTTAGAGCCATTCTAACGGCTTGCATACATATATATGGTGCTAACCTATGGCGTACAATTACAGGCGCAATGGTGGGGTTGCATACTATAGGTCATAGGGGACAGAGGAGACAAAAACCCCCAGGGAAAATGAAACCAATAAAGAAGGCAACCTGAGGGAATTTGACAATCCCCGTTCAAAAAGTCCCCAGCAAAATACTTTTTTGTTGTTCCACAATAACTGGCATTTTCCTAAAAACTAGAGCACCACACCTTCCGCAAGCCAGAGAAAAGTCTTGACCAACTATAAGTGTCTGCTCATGTACACCTGTAAAAAAACGTGTTGATCTTCTGATTGCAATGACACCATCGTCCAGTACCTCGGCGATTGACTGGACTACGCCATCTTTATATTCACAGTCAGGGCATTTTATAATTAGCTTAGTATTTGAATTCATTTAACAATCTGGACTCATCACCCCAATAGTCTAGTCCATGACCTTTAATGACCAACTCACTTTTGGGAGCTAGTTGTTTTGCAAAGTCTGATAGTCTAATCCGTGTCCCTACGTTGTAAGTGTTATATTCTGTCTGTCCAAACGCCCACTGAACTACCCTTGTCAGGTCACTAGCCTTTATGTATGACATTGTTAGCTCGGTTACTGGTATAGGGTTCAACCTGTGGCAAACAGCAGGGAATCTGTCCTTCTTTTCGTACTTTCCCCAAACACCAAAACATCTAAGGTTTACTGCAAAGTATAGTTTCTCTATTGTTTGTCCAATGGCATACTTGGCAAGACCATAAGGATCTCTGGGTGGTCTGTCAAATGTCTCGTCTACACCCATGATTGATTCTGCTTTGTTGTACTCTGCACCTGAACCTATGTTGATTAGCCTGTCATAGTGCTCTTTGTTTGCCAATAGGTTCTCAAACATAGCTATGTTGTCGTGAAATACTGACTCTGGTTCACCCAAGCTCCTCCCACCAACACAAGCGGTGTGAACTACAACGTCAAAGTGATGACCCTTGAAGAATTTGTGTACTTTCTTACTGTCCAATAGGTCTAGTTGTTTTTTGTCTGGTGCTGTAATGTCACAGTCTACAAGTTGCTCTTTGAGGTTACGAGCGATGAAGCTGTTGCCTGCTGTTAGTAGTACTTTCATTAGTAAGCGAAAGGAATCTCCTTCGCGGGAGAGTCAAGAAACTCACTTACTGATTCTTTTATGTAGTCTATGTCCTCTTGGGTGAGTGCTGGGTGACAGGCTATCAAGAAAGCGTTTTTCATTAGAAAGTCTGATACTGATAAGTCACCCACAACTATACCCTTACCCTTAAATGCAGGGTGTCTTGTTATGTTACCTGCAAAGAATAGTCTGCAACGTACCTTTTTGCTCTCTAGGAACTTTACTAAGGAGTCACGACTAAAGGGAGCAAGGTCTTTGACTACCACAGGATAGTTAAACCATGAGGGTGTAGCTTGGGGGTGTTGTGTGGTTGGTACAAAGGTGTGAGGAAATCTGTCAAAGAAAGCTTTGAGTTGTGCATGGTTAGCGTTTCTCTTTTGTACGAAGCTCTCCAGTCGATCCATTTGTGCTAGTCCAAAGGCACAGTTGATGTCACTTGGCTTGAGGTTATACCCAACGTGTGAGTAGGAGTACCTATAGTCGTAGTTGATGCCGTCTAGTTTTGTAAAGTTCTTCTCGTCTGTGTTGTAGGTGTCATAGTACGTTGGTGTGCGGTGCATTTTTCCCCAGTCTCTAAGTGAGATAGCGTCTGTTGCAATCTTGTCGTCACTTGTAAGTAACATACCTCCTAGCCCACCTGCTGTAATGTGGTGGCTTGGGTAGAACGATAGACACGCAACATCACCGAATGAACCTACTTGCCAGCCGTGCCATTTAGCACCCAGAGCGTCACAGATATCTTCTACAACCTTGAGTTCGTGCTTCTTGGCTAGTGCCATGATCTTGTCCATGTTGGCTACATTCCCTACTGTGTGAGCAAAGACAATGGCACGGGTGTCTGGGTGAGACTCTAGAGCTCTTTCTATTTGAGTTGGATTTATGGAGTAACTAGTTAGTTCAGCATCTACAAAGACGGGGATGAGTCCAGCGTGTAATATTGGTGCTACTGTAGCTGGGAAGCCTGCGGCACAAACGATTACCTTTGAGCGGTTGGGAAGGTTTAGTGCTTGTACAGCAAGAAGTAGGGCAGATGACCCTGAGTTGGTGACAATACCGTACTTGTGTCCAACGTACTTGGCTACTCTTTTTTCGAACTCGTCAGCATATTTACCGATACCTAGCCAGCCACCGTCTAGGACTTTGAGTACGGCATCTATTTCTGGTTTTCCGTAGACGGTGCGGCCAACCAGTACTTCTCTATTTTCCATAGTACTCTCTTGCTTTCTCTAGCTTGTAAGGTTCTCCAATGTCAAAGTATTTGTCGGGGGATTTGTAAAGGTTTATTGGTATTTCTTTGTCTATCAAGTGTTGCATGAGGTCTGGGATATTGTCTCCGTCCTCTATGTAGTTTAGAGCCTCTTTGTCAAAAACGTAAGTGCCACCTGAGTGAATTGCATTGTGGTGAGTGAATACTGTAGCTATGTTTTTGTTGGATAGGTGAAACTCTATGAAGTCTATTAGGTTTAGCTCAGTTAGCGTATCACCGTTTGTTAGTAGAAAAGGATCTTCTAGTTGATCTGATATCACCTTTAGGTAGCAAGCTGTCGGTGACATATCCCAATTAACAAAAAACCTAATACGAGCGTAGTCTTTCAATACATCTTCTACCTGTTGATGTAGAAACCCACCTACGATCAAGATGTCGTCAAACCCTACCGCTATCAGTCTTTCTACTATGTGACGGATGACAGGTTTACCTGCGATCTCAATGGTGCATTTCTGCTTTCGAGAGGTGAGGGGTCGCAGGCGTTTACCATATCCACCTGCAAGTAAAACTGCGTTCATGGGAGTATCCTCGTTTCACAACCGTTATAGTCAACACCAAAGTCATGCCACTCTAAACCTTCCTTTGTCATCTTGGTAACAAAGTTTTGTTTGTTGCCTGGGTCAATGATGAAGAACATGAACCCTCCACCACCTGCACCACAGATTTTACCGCCCAAGGCTCCGTGTTCTTTGGCAGTAGTGTAGATTGCATCTATTCTAGGGTTGGTTGCACCTGCGTTTGATTGTTTTTTGAGTTCCCAAGATTCATCTAGTAGTCGTCCGAGATACTCTACGTTTCCACTTTCGATGGCAGGAATGGCGAGGATTGCCAGCTCTTTGATCTTGTGCAGAGCTTCTATTTGTGGTGGTGTTGGCTGTTTGAAAGAGTCTTGGATATCCCCACGCTTTCTTCTCATGTTTGTATGGAACAGAACCAGAGAAGGTAGGAGTTGTTCTACTGCTCTCTTGTCAAATGGTTGTGTCTCAACGTGATGACCGAACTTAAAGACGTTCAGTCCTCCAAAGGCAGCTGCATATTGGTCTTGCTTACCTCCAAAGAGTCCAAGCTTTCGTGTTTCAATCTCCCATGTTTTCTCTGCAATCTCTGTTCTGGACATACTCTGATCTTTTGCTTTTGACATGGCCGCTACCATAGCAACACCAGCAGATGCCGATGAGCCCAGACCTGACTCAATTATATCGTCACACCTTGACTCGAACTTACAGTGGTGCATTGACCCGAAGCCAAACTCTTTTGTGAAAGCGTAAGCGAAGTCTAGGCTACAACCGTAAGGTACTGTGTTCTGTGAGATGTCCCAGATGTTATCTTTTGTGTAGAGGGTGAAGTACTGTCTAAGGTTAATGGCAAGGTTGATGACTATGCCACCGTGTGTGCTTGCAAATGGTTCTGTGTCTGTGCCTCCACCAAACAACCCTATTCTGGTGGGAGCTTGTGCTATTATTTTCATTCAAATTCTTCTCCGACTAGGCTACAAATGTCATGGATTAGTTCTAGGTGTTTGTTCTGTATTTCTGCTACAGAGTAGCCATCTCTGGGGAAGTCTATTACCTCAATGTCCATCTTCTCTGCCCACTCGTAAGCATAGTTAATGTTCTCACTCTCACCAGATGTTGACATACCAATGAGGATGTCACCTGGTTTACCAAGTGCGATTAGTTGTCTTGCAAAGATTTCTTTGAAGCCAAGGTCGTTTGCGATTGCCGTTATTGTTGAGGTGTCTGTTGTGAGTGCGATTGCAGGGAGTGGAGTTTGCCTGCCACCGTAGGTTCCAAGAAACTCAGCGGCTAGGTGTTGTGCTTCTGCGGCAGAACCACCGTTGCCGATAATCATTACTTTGTTGCCTCGTTTGAAACAGGCGGTAAGTGCCTCGGCTATCTGGGACGCGTTCACTCCTATAGTTATAAGCCTTAGTACGTTTGGTTTTCAATAGGCAGTTTAGAAATCGAGTCTAGGCGACCTTGCGGAGCTTCCCATTTTGGAGTTTTAATTTCAATTAGTGCAGGTCTTTTACCCTCTAGTGCTTCTTCAATCGTATATTTAAGAGTTAAAGCTTCTGCTTTCTTGTCTGCATAATTTCGCCTGTCTACAGAAGTCCAAAAATAGTCTATACCATAAGCTCTGGCAATCTCTGACAAGATGGGGAACCCTAGCCCAGTTGCAGGTGATTCACCATTTACTCTGCCAAAGTATTTCTTTTGGGTGTGACGGATTAGCAAGTACCCATCGTTGTTAAGTACAAATATCTTTATGTTTAGTTTGTTTTTAACAACTGTTGCTAGTTCTTGGATATTCTGTTGCAGACACCCATCACCTGTGATACAGATTACCCGCCTACCACTAGCGAGTGCCGCTCCGATAGCGGCAGGCCAGTAACCCATCGTAGATATACCTCCTGTGGTGATATATCGTTGACCTTTTTTAATTTGCCACATTTGGGCGGCGGTGTGGAAGCTAGAGCTGGTGTCCACGACTATTACATCGTCTTTGTCCGCTTGATCGGATATTTCTCTGATTACTTTGTAAGAACCTGTTAGTTTAAGTGGGTATTTCTTTTGCCAAGCGTGGATTTGATCTAACCATGCTACAAAAGGAATTGAAGTATCAAAATGATAAGGGAATTGTTCCCACCAATCTTTTGCAGGGATAGCATATTTTTGATTAGCGTTACTCTTAGCAAGCTCATCCTTGTCAATATCAACCACTATCTTGTAGGCATCAGTTTTAAAGTTGGCGTAATCGTACCATGCAAAGCCTGGGTCAAGTCTTGCACCGATACAACAAACCCAATCTGCATTTTTAACCGCTAGATAACTTGGAATATCAGTAAACAAACCGTACCTGCCAGCGAAAAGAGTGTGGTCAGACTCAATTAGGTCTAACCCTAGTCGTGTTGTGACAATGGGGATACCGAACTTGCACCAATCACCTGCGTCACGTGCGCCATTACCTAAAATCAATAAAGGTTTACTGTATTGCATATTTTCCATGCCTGCCAGACCATACCGCACCTCGCCTTTCCTTAACATACCTCAACGCACCATAACGGAACATACCATTCCCTTCCTGCCGTACCCCACCTTACCCTGACTCTCCGTACCGTGCCGCACCAAACCTGCCATACCAGACCCTACCCCAGCTTACCGTACCTCACCTTACCTGCCATGCCTCGCCTCGCCATACCTCACCGCACCCTACCTTACCTTACCTGCCACTTATACTGTAATATATCTACCGTCAGCTTCCAATTCTTTGCCTAATTTTTCCAGCTCAATTTCATTGATAATATGATATACACTTAATGCGTCTGCGTATTTTCTTTTCATACTCTCAACACTCTTTTTTAACTGTTTAAGAAAAGCTTTTTTTAACTCTGGCCTTGATTGGATAGTTGCGTAAGTAAAGTAAGCCCGTTCCGACTCTCCTGTTTCTAGTTCATAAATAACATGAGATACAGCCCTAACATTAGGATTATTTTCTATTGTGTAAGAGCTCATCATTACCCTAGCTTGCTGTATTCTCCACTCCTCGCCAGCTTTTGAATCATTCCACTCGAACTGATCGTGTAGTGGTGCATCTTCTGGGCGAGAAGCATCAACGAAGTCTTTTGCTTGAACACCACCATTTGAAGATTTAGCTTCAATCTCGTTAAAAACCTGCCAGTATTTATCTGCTAATTTAATCATCGACATATATTTCACCTCCTTTCGACCCTACCTGCCATGCCTCGCCACGCCCCACCTGACCGCACCTGACCGCACCTCACCTTACCTGCCATGCCGCACCGCACCCCACCAGACCTTGCCTTACCGCACCTCACCTGCCATGCCCTACCTCAAACTAGCGACTTCGAACGTACCAAAATCCCCATTTCTCTGAGGTCGCCACTCACCAAGTCCAACGGAATAACCACCGATCTTTAAGAGATTAAGAACTTGCTCTGCTGAAAGAACGTGAGGGTTAAATGTCATTTCAATATCACACTCCCAATCCAAAAGCTCTGCCCTATAACGCAAATCTGTACTTCCTTTACCAATACGAACTATATCTTCCCTGTTTCGTACTTCACTATATTTTACTGGTACAAGTCCATCCTTATCACCTCTAATGAAAACTGCACCACGTACCAAGGTCATTGTAAGACCATCTACGTTTCTTACAGCATCAACAATTGATAGTTTGACCCATAACGCAGGAATAGCTAATTTGCCATCAGCAGTAAGATACTTGGATTCCTCGTATTCCTTTTCAGGATCACGAATTTCACGTTCAGTAACCTTTTTTTGCTGTTTAGCAAGCATTTGCATTTTTGCTTTTTGGGAAAATTTGTGCATTATCAAAGGAGCTGTGCCTTTTAACTTAACTTTGATAAGCTGTGGAACTAACTCTGGTACATCAATTGTTTGTACATCTGAAATATTAATCACCTCCCTCGGTTGAGATAACTATATTCTAAAAGCAATGGAGGGTGTATGTCAAGGTATGTGAAGACTAAACACTTTTGTTTTGCACGTCCAAACTCACCTCAAGCCAACACGGGCCTTTCCGATCACTTGTTGCAAGTTCGTAAGCTTCTTTGATTTCGCTACCGTCTTTTACTTGGTAGAACTTTTTAACAATAGGAGGAACGAAGGCTTCTGTGTCTACACCTTGTAACCCCACCTGCCTCATTCGGTGCTTGTGCATATAGTCAATTTCGAGGCTGTTGTTTCCACCACTTAAAACAATCACTGGCGAGGAATCTGCCAATGCTCCAACTACCGCACTAAATACGTTTAAAACTCCTGGGCCTGCCGTGGTCATTACAAGTCCTAAGCCATTTATTTTTGCATAGCCATCAGCAGCCATTCCTGCTGCTTGTTCATGGTGACAAAAGATAGGTTTGATCTTTGAGCGAAAGAGTGCATCATTTAAAAACATAGAATGACCACCGACCACGGTGAAGCAAAATTTAACACCCTTCTTTTCTAAGTATTTAACTATCTTTTCTGATACGTTCATTACGAGAGTGCCTCCATCGGATTTGTTTTTAAGTCCTTGGCTACTTGGAGAATTTGATCTTCTTGACCAGCAACCACCTTTTCTTTTCCGAGTCGGCGCATAACTTCGTGTGGATTTACCTTGTATTTCTTAGCCGCCTTTAGGACATGTGGTTTAAATCCTGAGAAGACACCCTCTAACCCGCTTGTAATAGATAGTGGGGTAAGGTCTTGTGGGGGGAATTGGCTTGCAATATAGTCGGCACAGTCGAACAATCGTTCTACATTTATGCCAGTAGAATAGCCCATCTTGTGTAGTACAGGCACTAGCACCTCTAAGGGACAATTGCCAGCTCCTGCCCCTAACCCTCTGCTTGTACCGTCAATCATTGATGCTCCTGATTCAACTGCGGCTATCGCGTTTGCTACTGCAAGCCCTAAGTTGTTGTGGGGATGGAAGCCTACGCTAGCAGGCGCACGCATATAACAAACCCTGTCGCCAACATCATCTGGCAATAAAGCACCTGCGCTGTCCATTAGAAAAACACCATCTACGCCATAATTTTTCATAGTGTACGCTTGTTTCTGTAACTCTGACCCTTCTAACATATGGCTCATCATCAAGACCCCGTAGACTTCTTTGCCTTTACGCTTGGCATACTCGATGTACTGTTTGGTGACTGTGGCTTCTGTGCAATGGCTGGCGATTTGGAAGATGTCAACGCCTTCTGCGATTGCCATGTCCATGTCTTTGAGGGTGGCGAAGCCTGGAAGGACGAAAGCGCATAACTTTGTTGATTTGAGTTCACGTCTGGCGGTGGTGAGCATCTGTCTATCACTAAGAGAGCTACGCCCAAGATGGATAGAGCTAGCCCCAAGCCCATTCCCATGCCCGACAACCAAAGCGTATATTCCTGTTTTTTCAACAAGTTTTGCATAGTTCTTAATTTGGGATTTGGTGATTTGGTGACGTATTGCGTGTTGACCATCTCTTTCGGTTGAATCAAATATTTTGATGTTTTGCATAGTCCTCAGCTACGTTAATTGCGGCAATTGTCATAACGTCAAGGTTCCCAAAACGAGGATCTATATAGTCTCCGCAACCAAGAAGCTCAGCGTGTACAATCCAAGGGTCTTTACTCCCTCGCTTGATAGCATATATCGTATTGTACATACTTTGCAACGAAGGATTGATAATTAAAATACTTTTAGCTTTTGCTCCTGTAAAATCGTGAATAGCCTTTTGGGTGGTTTCCAAATACTCTGATAAATTTTCTCTTGTCCCCATGCCAACTGACTCAGAAGCCACAGTTGTTACAACCTCTACATATTCTAGGTTTTTTATTTTGGCTAACTTTGGGATAACGGCTTGAATTGTACAGCTTCCAAGCGATACCCCACCTTTGGTTGGAATTTTACTAATACCAGGTACACAAAGAGGAAAGAGTTTGGCAGGAGTGAGGTCGATTACAAACCTGTCACGAAGACGTGGGGCGTGTAGTTTGTGGGCTTGTGCAGTTGTGGCATCAAATACAATATCAGCTTTTGATAGAAGTACGCCCTCAATACTCTTGGTAGAGGTAGGCGTATTGAGAGATTTAGCAAAAGCGATACCAGCCGAGTTTTCATTTCGTCCTGCAAACATTATACATTCTAAGTATTTGCTTCGTTTGACTTTGACTAGTAGGTCACAAGAAATTTTCCCCGAACCTAGAATTGCTACGTTTGTTTTCATTTTATCAACTCATACAGCGTCACATTTGGAATAATCTTTTCGGTCTATTGGTCATTGAATCCAAGTTAGTAATCTTGTCTCAGCCATTTATTTATTCTATCTCTCATTCTCCACCAGAATCCTTTTCGTAGTTCGTATATTTCTCTTTGGTTTGCTTCCTGTTGTGTGTTTAAGTGTACACGCCATAAGTCAAACTCTTTTTCTAGTTTGTATATTTTATCTTCTAGTTCGTTTAGTTTCATTTTATCAACTCACCCAGCGTCCCATATTGATCGCCTGCTTTTTCATATAAGTAAAGGTTATTTCTCCTCAATCAATTTATATCTCTTACCGTCAATGATTCTAATGTCGTCGTCTTCTTGTTGCTCTATCTCGTCGCACTTTGCTAGGTAGACTTTCAATGCTGGGGCTTGTATTGCTATGTAGGCTTCCAGTGCTTCGTCTTTTTGTTCTTGTTTAGTTAGTTTTTTCATATAAGTAAAGGTTTAGTTAACTGGCTCGTAGGCATATCCTTCACGAGTCATAATTCTTCTGTAAAGTATTTCTCTTGGTCTCAATCCCCCACAATCCCTGCAATATACTTCCCCCGATGGAGAATCTAACCATATATGTTGACATATTTCTTCTTCGTTTTTCATATAAGTAAAGGTTTATTCATCTTGTCCTTTTTCTTTCTCTGTTAATGGGTCTAGGATGCAGAGAAGGTCTGAGTGTTTAATGCTCAACACCCATTCTCCTGATTTTTCAGCATTAAATATGGCATCTACATCTATATAATAACCCTCAATCTCCAGCCTCACCCTCTTCCTATCTTCTGCTATGGCTTGTGCGATTGAGGTTGAGAGTAATTCATCAATGGCTCTTTGCTTTTCCAGTGGCGTTCTATCATACCAATCTTCACTTAGTCCATCTCTTAGGATTTCCTCAAACCACTCTAATCTTTTTTCTGTATAGGTCATATATTTAGTACGTTAGTTATTCTCTATTTTTGTGATATATCAGACTTTTAATATCAGTTTTAGTTATGTATTCCCCTGATTGTGTTGTCCATTTTTTCATATTATTTCTCCAACCCATTCTCTTTAGTAAAGATAGTCTTTCCATTCCACCCGCATCCACATTCTTTTTTATGTAACTTCTCAAGAGCTGGTATGCTATCTTTTAGTGCTTTAACCCATGCTTGGTTTGCTTTAATAAATGCTTGGTCTGCTTTATCCCATGCTTGGTGTGCTTTAGCCCGTGCTTGGTATGCTTGAACTGCTTTCTCCCATGCTTGTTCTGCTTTCTCCCATGCTTGGTGTGCTTTAACCCATGCTTGGTGTGCTTTAGCCCTTGCTTGGTGTGCTTTAACCAATGCTTGGTATGCTTTAACCCGTGCTTGGTCTGCTTTAATAAACTCACTAGGTAACTTACCCTTGACAGGTTTGATAAGCCTTAACCTTAACTCAATCTCATCCTTTGGTTTATTCTCCTTAATGTATTTAATCCTATTTTTTAAAGGTTCAGTTAATGCCTCCACCAGTACTTCGTGGTGGATATGGAAATAGTATTTAGTTAGTTTTTTCATATAAGTAAAGGTTATTTTTCCACTTGTTCGTCTATCTCCTTGAGCCTTGCTAGGTAGGCTTTCAATGCTGGAGCTTGTATTGCATTGTAGGATTCCCATGCTGGGGCTTGTATTGCTAGGTAGACTTTCAATGCTCGGGCTTGTATTGCTAGGTAGATTTTCCATGCTGGGGCTTCTACTGCTTTGTAGGCTTCCTCTGCTGGGACTTGTATTGCATTGTAGGCTTCCTCTGCTGGGACTTGTATTGCATTGTAGGATTCCCATGCTGGGACTTGTATTGCTTTGTAGGCTTTCCATGCCTCGTCTTTTTTTTCTTGTTTAGTTAGTTTTTTCATATAAATAAAGGTTATTACTCAATGCACCATGCTTTGTGATATCCTCCCTCGCTAGGCTCGTCACAATTCCAGCACATCCCAGAATCAACAGGCATATTCTTAGGACACTTCTTGTGTTTCAGTCCTGCTTCTTTGATCGTGGTAAGTTGTCCACACTCTTTACATTTTTCTTTATCTGTTAATGGTTTGTCACAATGCTTACGTTCTGGTTTAGGTTGGTCGTGGTGATAGCAACTTAAAACGTGACATAGTTTACATTCGGTAGATGTTGTGCATTTTTGGCACACGTTGTCCTCACATCCACATGACGCTGTAGTTGACGCTGGAAGGTTTAGGATTGACGTAGGGTTAAATTTTATGCTTTTAAAATCCCAAGCACCACCTCCACCTATTTTCCCTTCCCATGGTTTAGGCTCGTTTATAAATTCAGCTATGAAGCGTTCGTCAGCCTCTGTGAACTTTGCTAGAGGTAATCCGCCTATACCTGTTAGTTTCTTTTTATTTGCTTTCTTCATTTCCTCCCCCTCGGTCTTTGGTTAGTCATTTAAGTACTCCTTTAATATATTTGCTTGCAAAGCCTAGTAACAAAAACCCAATATCACACAACCAATTACCAACCCCCCATAGCATAAACGCCCACCATGGTGCTTCTGATACCTCATCATCACAAATATTCTTCTTCATCTTTGCCTGTCCTGACACCGATCACAATATTTCTCCCCCCAACCATTGTCCGTGTATCTGCCACCGCAGGGACAAGCGTCCTCTAGGAAAGTGACAGCGATTATTATGATTAGGAATATGGTTATGGCGATATAGATCATTTCATTGCCAGAACTTTCTTACAAACCCAAGGATTCCATCCCTGACGTTGGTATATTTGATAAGCAAGAGCGATATTATTATCAGGGTTAAGAAGCCAAGCCACTTTATCCTTAGAAGGAACCTTAGAAAAGTGAACAGAATTAATTTGAGCCACGCCATGGTCTGACGAACCATTAGTGTTGTGTCCGATAGCATTGGAACGGAGGCCACTTTCACAGGTGAATATTTTGATTGCTTCGTCTGCGTCTTCTTTGAAGGTTTCTTGGATCTTGGCGATAATAGCTTGCTTATCATTTGTCGAGTTGGCGATAATAGCGGTTTTGTCGACTTTTGGGTTTGTTTGCCCATTGTTAGGTTGTGTTCCATTGCTATTTTGCCCGCCCAGTTTATTACTGTTGCGTCTATCCACACCCGTTTCTGCACTTCCTCCCATGCTTTGTTGTATTTCTTGTACTTGTTTTGTTTCATATACTTCAATCTTGGGTACAGTTTTTATCTGTATAGTTACGCATATTAGCCAGCAAAGGGCAGACTCGATCACGTCTTCTCCACTACTTCACTTGCGTCTATCTCGTCGCACTTTGCTAGGTAGGCTTTCCGTGCTGGGTCTGTTATTGCAAAGTAGGATTCCCGTGCTGGGTCTGTTATTGCAAAGTAGGATTCCCGTGCTGGGTCTGTTATTGCAAAGTAGGATTCCCGTGCTGGGTCTGTTATTGCAAAGTAGGATTCCCGTGCTGGGTCTTTTTGTTCTTGTTTGGTTTTCATATTACTTCTCCACCTGCTTGCGTCTCTTGTCTACCAAAGCCTTTGCTTCTTCTACAAGTTTATCTAGTTCAACCAAAGGGTCAAAACCGTCTACGGTAGGTAGTTTATATTTGTTTTTCATAAGTTCCTCATATCTCGGCTAGTAGGTAAACGGGCTTTCGCACAGGTCTACAATCGTTAGCCAAGAGATCAATTACTTACTTTTCTTAGTCCGTCCACCGAAAAACTTACCTGCCATGAACATATGCTCAATAATCGCAAATGCTCCAATAGCGGCAAGTGCTAGTAAAAGATTCGGATATTGCAAGATCATTTCTGTGCTTGTTACAGCTGATTGTGTTGCTTCGATCATTTAGTATCACCACCTTTAGTGTCTAAAAGTTTATCTCCAAATAAGTGACAACAGCTACAAAGATATAATTTTTTGTTGCCTCGATCATATTGCAAGATTCTATTCGTACCTTTGCATTTATTTGGTGCATGATTCATGCCAGACTTTTCTTCTTCCGAGTACCAAGACTCCAGCCCCATGGGTGTTGCCCCTAACTCAGGACATTCACATTTTTTCATTCATTCCCCCATCCTTTCTACTAGTTCTGGATTTTTATTTATTGATATCTTTCTTGCCATTCTTCGTAAGTTTTAAACTTTGGTGGGTATTCTTTACCTTCCCAGACTAATCGCCACTTATCCCAATCCGCAAAGTCGGATGTTTGCTTATATGGTTCTACGTTATAGGTTTTTGCTCCTAATTTTGTCGCTAAGTGCCAAGTAAAAGAAAAACACTCTAATTTAGAATCCGCCAATACTTTAAACCCGTGTTCGAGTATTTCAATTACTTCTTCTTCTGTTTTCTCTTTACCAATTATCATAGCCATTCGACCTGAATGTATAAAATTGTGGCAGTAGTGGCATAGTGGTTCTATTGATTTAATTTTGACACGCCCCTTTTTGTAGTCAATATCATAGTACTCATGAGCCTCTAGCCATTGATGTAATTTAGCTTCACTTTTAGGCACACCACACGCAATACAGTGGTAGTCAGTTGACTTATAAACTTCTTGTCTTAATATATCCCATTTATCTTGCCCCATAATGCTACGAGGATTTACTTCATGCAAAGGCTTAGGAATGTTCGGGTGCATTAGTATTTCTGGTTTCTTTTTCATTCACCCACCCTTTCTACTAATCGACAATATAGACATTGTTGGAAGACTTTTGTTAACCATTTAAAGTGATAGGTTGACGTATTCCATTGGCACTTTAGAGTAAAGGTTGTGACGTATTTGTGTGTGTGATTATTCATCTGCCCAGCCACCTTTCTTTGCAAATACTAAGATTTCGATAAAATCATCTAGGGAAAGAAATGCGAAAGGTATCGTTCGATTGCGCTTCATAACCACAACTGGCGTGAGGCGTGCACTCGCTCTGTCTCGGAGAGCTTGGTCGTAGTAGGCTGTAGGTTGCCAAGTTTCACAATTCTTCGCTTCCCAGTGGATTGGCAGTACCTTTGAGTAGATGTCACCTTTGTGAACCCAAGTACCACCGCTCATTATCGACCTGTGAGCATTAGGATCAATTCCCGAATTGATGAGAGCGTCTCGGACAACATACTCCAGAGCCGCCCCTTTCTTACGTCTACCTTTTGCACTAACCGACATTTGCACCATCCGTAAATCCTTTGTCATCCAGCCAGAATTGACGTGTGCCCATAAAAAACGTGATGTACCTGAGTTCTTTTATTTCTCCGTGCTTGTTGGCTTTACCATTCCACGATCCACCATTACCTTTGTCCAACAGTTTGACTCTGTCTCTGTAGAGCATAGCAATCATGTATTTCCTGCTCTCCTCTGCGTCTTTAAATCCATTTCGTTCCCAATTATTTTTCATATTTTTATTGTTAGCTGCCCCAAGACTGCCCAGACATGAGGCAACTAACGATCCTTTATCTAACTTCTCCAACTAAAAATTTCTTAGAAAGCCAATCCCTCCAGTTGGCATTTTTTGCCTTCTGTTGGAAATCTTTGTCGCTCTCTACTGCTTTTTGGACAATTTCACTCTCAGCTTCCTGTAGTTTACTTTTGTAAACCTCAGTTCTCTGAGCTACTTCGTCTGTTACATAGCTATCAATAGCTTCCAAAAGTCCATCCAAAGCTTGAAAGATGCCTTCTGTTGAGTTTTTAGCTACTGTCGTAACTTGTTCTGCGATAACAGGTTCTTGCGTCACGCTTTTCATTCCTGCTTCTCGCAGGGGGATAGAAGTGATACCTCTATCTTTCAGGTCTTTTACAACCTCAACGTAGTAAGATGGAATGTTAAAGACCTTAGAGTTCGGACTGTTTTTGAAAGTTGTTTCTCCAGCCATAACTGCTCTAACTACCCTTAGGCGATAGTTGTAATCTCCTTGCTTCGCAAGAACAGACCCTGACACTCCGTCAAGAAACTGGTTGACGATTGACATGACATGTTCCTTTCTAGGATCTACTACCTCAAACAAGTTAGACGGTATGCTTGCAACCTCAGGAGTAACTGCTTTGAGTTTCTCCATGTTTGCTTTAAGACCTTCCTTGTAAACCAAGTACTCAGCCCAATTTGACATCTTGTTAAGGTTATGAATTGTGCCTGTGGCATATTTAAACACTTTTGCAACTTCCTTAACACTGATACCCATACCTAAAACCGTTTTTATCTCGTTAAACTTTTTTTCTGTAAATGGTGTTCCTCTCATTTTTCATCACCTCCTTTCTTCTTCAATGATTTATGACAACTAATACAAACATCTTTCGTTGGTTGGTGGGATTTGCAGTGTGGACAGACCATTTCCTTGCCATGTGTGATCCTACCAAGCTTGTTTAGAAGGTCAACTCGGCTCAAGCCTTCGTCTACCACCATTCGTAGAGTTTCTTTGGGGTCGTCTGTGTGGGCTATCAGTTTTCGAAACGACCAGTTGATGTCTTCTGGTACGTCTAAGCCTTCTAGGGTTCTTGTGACTTGGAAGTAACTCTCTACTGTTGCTACTGGGATATCTAGGACATAGGCGAAGTGCTTTATCATCCCGTAGCCATGCTTCTTGTGGGCTTGCACAATCAGCTTGCCAAGAATTTGTTGCTTCTTATCACCTATTGCCCCGATCTCTACTGCAAAGTCCGAGAGGGCTTCTAGGTCATATTTTTCAATTGGGAAGTCTTTGTTTAAAATCATCCCGTATATTTGTTCGTCTAGGCTCATACTATTAGTTCCTTTGCGTCATTTGGGTTAGTGATATTGTCTATACAATTCTTGTAAGACCATGCTTCGTTTGTTGCTACCGCGCTAAGTTTTTCACACTCAAGTACGATTTCTTGCTTGGTCATACTCTCTGGTTGTGGTCTACTGTTCACCACTTCCCATACCATGAGACTTAACCCAATTGCGATCATTGACAAAATTATTATTTCAACTTTTTCTGACATATAAACAGAAGTTGAGTGGGCAACAACGTCCACCCAACTGCTTCTTACACCTCAGTTAGTGGTCTCCTGTAGACCTTAAAGTTGTGATATTCACGATCACTCTTTACGCTCTTTGCTTTACCAAGATACTCAATACCAACTTCTTCAGCTGGCATACAGTTCGCAAGTCTTGAGTCCAAGAGTGCGTTACCCCAGACTGCAACACGTTCGTTTGAGTCTATTGTCTCAAAGATGTACAAGTTGCTTCCGTTTGGTCCTACGTTTTCTTTCTTTTGGATAAATATCCCTTTGAGTATTTTATTCTTTTGAAAATCAAAGACAGGGGTGTCATCCATTTTTTCTTCATCCCATCCATCCCATATGTTATCGTTTGCCATTAGTTCCCTCCTTTCTCGTATCTTTTTATTAGTTCTACTAAGTCAGGGTTTTTCCATTCCCAGATTGTTTTACAAGCCATGAATTCTTCTATCTTGTATGGACACTCTTGGTACTTGAATTTTCCATCCTCCATTAAGAGAAGAACAGCAATCCCGTCAACCTTGTCTTCCATAGCGTCCCTGTAGGCAGAGAGTTGAAGTGTGGCTTCGGCATAGATGTCCTTACCTGTCTTTATGTCGATAATAAATACCTTGTTCGTCTTGTTAAATTTAACTACCATGTCCAGCGTCCCTGCGTAGTTCTTTTCTTTGTTAACTACAGTTTTTTCGTTCGCTAGTATCTCGATGTCGTTCTGGTCGACCCAGCTGTAGAACGCTTGAGCGTAGCCCCTGTACTGCTCTGGTATCGTCTCAATGTGCTCTTTCGTGTGTTTGTATGCTTCTATGATTGAGTGAACCGTAGAACCCCTGTCAGCGGCTTTGTCGCGCACCTTGTAAGGTGCGGCAAGTGCTGTCTTTTCGTCTAGGGTTGGATTAAAGACCATCGCTTTGTAGACTTCCCTGCCGTACCAGTATTGGATTGATGGCTTGTCGAGAACCTTTAAGACTGAGGTGACACTCACATAGGGTTTACCCTCTAAGAAATAGAGTCCTCCGCGTCTTTGGTCTGTTTTATTAGTTGCTCTGTTTTGCATGTTCTTGTTTAAGTTCTGGGTGCATTGAGTAAAGTTGTTCCAGCTTCCCGTCTATTTTGCCAAGCTTGTATGCCGCTTCGAGAACTTCTATCATTTCTGCGTCACCCAGCTTTACCGCCATCTTCATCCATCTGAGGTATGCCTTGGTCATTTTAGTTGGCATTTAAGTTCTCCTGACTGTTGTCATATGCGTCTGGTTCTACTGGTTCTGGTAGTTGGTCAGTCACTTCGATCAAGTGTTCAACGCACATGGCACGTGTACCCCAGTCACCGTGGAGAGTTTCTTCTGTCTCAATCGTACAGTTGTCGTAGTGCCAACGAGAGTCTTGTTTTTTATCTATGTGTGTATTTTTGGAGCCGCTCATTTTGGTATTCCCAGTTTTTGAAGTATACACCTGTATTGTTCCATTGTCAAGTGCTAGTTGCATGGTTATTTAAGAACCTTCCCGTTGAAAGTTTCAACAATAGCAAGTCTTCGGTCTTTGATTTGTTTATCGGTTGCAAAAGTAAGCCCGTCATTTTTTAGTTCCTCTTGTGCTCTAAGTTCTAGGCACGACCAACATTGATACCATGTAAAATTACCTTTTAACTCAAAAACTCTTTTTGTCTTGCTACAAGATTCACATTTAACTTTCATTTGTGTCTCCTTCAAATTGATCTAAAAAGGTTTCTTTTTCACGGGGATCTGCGAACGATGCGAAGGTTGCGAGTGGTTTAAGCGAGTACCCCCCCCTTGTAAGTAAACCGTAATATAGGCACAATTCTTTAAATTTTTCTTCTTCTACAACAATTACCTTTTTATTTTCATGACCTACTGTTTCTGTAGCAAATCCCAATATTTTTCTGACAACATTAGAGACTCGAATGTTTGTCCAATCCTTATAAGGAGTAGCTTGATCGTTAAATTTTTTAGTGATGTCTTCTAAGTAGAGAGGTTCTCTGTTGTTTCTGATTTCGTAGATAGCATTAAATATGATACCCTCATGAGCCTCAAGCCTCTGTCTGTGTGTCTCTACTTGTTGCTCTTTAGCGAACTCAAGTATTTCTTTTTTTGCAGTATCATCTGCCAAATAGTATATAGGAGTTATTACCTGTTGAACGCGGGAATCGAAACCACCTAAGGTCTCGTATCCGTATTCCAATTCTTCTAAGTCTATCTTATTAAGATTCCTTAGTCTCCATAATAGTAACATACTTTTTATTTCTTCTGCTTGTTTTTTGAATTTATTTAACCTGTAAAGTGGAACTTTTCTTTTGTTCTTTTCCATTTGAATTACTAAAGTTCTTGACTGCAACCCTGCATCTGTTATTGGTTTTTCTGAGGTAAATATCTTGGGACATTTAACTAGATACGCCTTTACTTCTCTTATCTTATCCCCTTCGACTCTAAGCACCGCTCGATCCCCAAAACCACTTTTAAGAAAAGAGATCATTGCTCTGGCTTCATCGCCTACGGTGTCAAACTCATCTAAAAGTAAAGTCCCCTTCCAAACGGTGGTAGTTCTAAAAATAGAAGCCATAGTAATAGAACCTGATACATCTAACGTCTTATAGCAAAGCGTACCAAAGACCTCCATCGCTGTAGTTTTACCTGTACCTGTCAAGCCAACGAAATTTAGGTAAGGGACAGTGGGGAATCTCTCGTAAACCCATGTGTATAGACACAAGTAAGGTAAAAACTTTTCAAACTTAGCTGGTACTTGAAAGTTATAGTTATAAAACTCTTTAATTTTTCCTACAAGGTTGTCCAGATTCCCATACTCTGTTACCCCCCCTGCTAGTGAAATACTATGGGTTAGATCATTCGTAATTGGCACATAATGTACATTTTCATAATAAAAGTCTTCTACGACTTCTGTCGTGCCTGTTTTTTTATTATATTTTATGTACCCCCCCTCGCTTAAACTATTCGCGTTGTTCGCGTCGTTCGCAACCTTAATTTGTTCTAGGATATAATCAGGAGTCTCAAAGTAAGAGATTGCAGTTGGCTTATCTTCACCTTCTGTGAGGTTTTCTGTTTGTTTTAGAAGTTCTTTTGCGCCCTTAGATAATTTTGACAAGGTTTTTCACCCTTTCGTGGTAATAATCTGATATTTCTCGAAACCGTTTCTTCCTTTTGGGTATAGATTCTCCAAGAGACAAATTTAAGTATTTTATGTCCTTGTCGACCAAGAGACTAAAAGCGTCTACGAAGGCGTATATCTTATGCGCTCTTTTCTGTACCTCGGATTTGTTCATTTCCAACGCTTAAAGGCCGAGCCAACTGGGAACACCAATGAAGGAGTTGTTAACTCGGCCTGTAAATGTTTGAAATTTGGTGTCCCATGGTTTGAGTATTACACTAAAAAAGAATCATGTCAAGACAATAAAATACCCCCCACCAGTCTTCACAATAGTGAGGGATATTAAAAATCCTTGAACAAGATTATTATACCTCTATACCAAAGAAAAAGCAGCCGATAAGCGAGTATGCTACGATTATCCGAAGAAACCCTCGTAACCTTGGCTCACGCAATCCCGCACTGCTTTTACCACCTGCGTCAGACCGTAGAGGCTTTTCAAGAGACCCCTACCTTTTTACTTGCTAGCCGAAAGTCGCCTAAAAAAGTTAATAGCTACTCCCATAGCCCATACTTGAGCCGCTGTGTTTACTTGTTCCAACGTCCCACCATTTTGTAGTGTAACCAAACCAATAATAACAACGGGTGAAAAGAAAATAAGACCGTTCCTAATTAAAGATTTTACATCTTCGAAATTTAAGTTCCATTGTTTACTCTGCATTTAAATCACCTCCGTCTACGTAAAACGTAGTTAACTAACCCCACCAACCACGCTACAAGGGG